GGCCATTAGGGGGCCTCCGCTACGAGAGACTCGCGCACAACTTCATATTCTAGTTCCACCTGATCGAATATCAAATCTCCGGCTGCGAGCCCGTTGATGCCTTCGGCCAGGAGCTGGAACCAGGCTCCCCTCAGGGCGTTCCTGAATCGTGTCGGGCCGGTAAGCGGGAAGGGCTTCGACAGACCCATCTCGAATCGCTCCGACAGCCGGTTGGGCGTGAGGTCTGGGAGAGTGAAGATCAGCCGCTCATCTGGCTGCCCGTTCGTGCCGTCGTAGGGGATGAAGTCCACGATGGGCGTGAGCCTGATGTCCACGGCCATGTCGTGGGTGATCGTGATGTAGACGTTCTTGAAGACGCACTCGCCGCTGGCCCCGGCAGGAGCGACCGCGTTGCTGAGAGCCGAGGGCACGTAGGCGATGGTGTTGTCATCGAAGCCCACGTTGGCCCGCAGGACGCTGGCCTCAGTGACTCGCCCGCCGTAGAAGAGGGTCGGAACCGGGGTGCCGGTCATCAGACCACCACCGTCTCGGCGTAGAACACACCGTTCTCAATAGCCCAGTCGCTGTGATAGCGGCCAGACGGAGGCAGGAAGCTGCCGAAGCACCTGACGTGGTGGTTGATCGCCACACGGACAGTGTTCCCGACGCTGATGGGGACCGTCGTGAGAACCGCGAAACTGTTGGTCGCGAACGAGGGCTCCGTTTCGTGCAGCGTCCAGGCTCCACCCGTGGTGACGTTCCGTAGGTAGATGTGAGTCGAGTGGCCTGCGGGTGGGGTGGATGGGCAGACCCTGGGATCGGTGGGCGTGACCGCATTGGCCCAGGTGACGCTCACGGTGGCCAGGAGAAAGCTCCTCGTCACAACCAAGCTGGTGATGCCATCGGTGATGGGTGGGTCGGGGCCGAGGAAGCAGGGCAACACCAGACTGAGAATTCCGGTTTTAGCGCCCTTCACGAAGCGCATCTGGTAGCTGTTAAGGTCCTCTTTCTGGGGCACTGGGACGGCCTGGTCCTCCAAGTATTCGTCAATGAAGAAGTTGGGGTAGCCAGGGCTCCCAGAGTTGATGGTCGTGCGTAGCGTGAGGGGCAGGAGGACGCTGCCCCTGGCAGGCTTGGCACCGAAGCCATCCGGGTCCGTGGTATCACCCGCCTCCGTGATGAAGTGGAAGACTTCGATGTCGAGCAGCTCGTGGCCAGGAGGCAGGACCATCGGGATGGTCAGCTTGTGGTCGTCACTGTTGAGGACTTCCCAGAGCCCATTGTTGTCTCCCACGCGGGTAGTGAGGACGATGCGACCCGCGAGCGTCTCGGTGGTGCCCTGGCTGTCGAACTGGGGGGTGTCCCACACGTCGGGATCTATGTCGTCGTAGCCCGGCGAGAAGAGACCGCCCAGCCGGTAGCGGAGACTGAACTTGTAGTCCGTGAGGGGTTGGATCGCCAACCCGGTGGACTGGTTTTCTATCGTGACGTTGATGAACTGTGGCGCGGGGAACAGTCCGTCAGCCGGGAAGAGGCCGCAGAAGGTGTAGTTCGCACCGCCATCGTTGGAGACATGGACCTCAATGTCCTCGGCTCCGATCTGGCCAATGTTGTCGAACTTGATCCCGACGTTGATGAACGACTTGCCGATTCCGTTCTTCGTGACGGGAGTGTTCCAGGAGGCGTTCACCATATTCGTCTCCAGCGGCCTGCCGTTCCCGAAGAACCCGTCAGCGAGCCTCCCGGAAGCCTCCACGGTCAGCAGCGGGCTCAATGGTGGAAGGGCGGGCCCCGCCGTCATGTCGGAGTTGATCGTCATGGAGAGCGCGTAGTCCGTGCCCGGTACGCCCGTGAGGGTGACGGCTGCGATCAGGTTGTCTGCCGAGAGTTGGTCGGTCGCTCCGATCTGCACGTTCCCATCTACGTCCGTCAGGACGGTCTGCCAGGTGTAGAGCTTGTTGTTGATCAGGACCGTCTCGTTGTTCAGCGCGTTGCCGGTGTTGAACGTGAGGACCCCACGGGCCTCCTCATCGAACACCAGATTCTCCGGGGCTCCCACTGGTGGCCCGCCGCCACCTGCCGTGGACTGGGTGGCGAAGAAGAGCCCTGCACACTGCGCCACCTCGCCCAGCTCGTAGTAGCTCCAGCGCGGCCGGGTGGGGTCTCGGATGGAGAGCGCGTACACCCGCTGGCCCCACACGAACTGCACGACCCTGGTGGCTGGATCGTACTCCGCGAAGGCATCCTGAACCTCGGACTCAGCGACGAGAGTGGACGGGTCAGGGCCGCCGATGTCGAGCGGCACGGCGATGTCCTGAGACGTGCCGCCCGTCGTGATCCTGGGCCCCTGGGTGGACCAGAAGAGGACGCTGCCAGCAACGCTCACCGCCAGCCTGCTGCTCACACAGCCGAAGAGTGAGTCCGCGAGCCGGACGCCGAAGGTGTCGGGGCTGTACCCGAAGATCTCGTAGGTCTCGTTCTCCTTGAAGACCATCAGACTCTGGCCTGCGGGGCGGCACACCATCACCGTCTCACCCTGCTGGCCCACCTCGAAGAAAGCGAAGTCCTCGAAGACCGCGCTGTTCCCGGAGTTGCTGACCCTGACCACGTCTCCGCGCACCGGGTCATCGAAGCTGCCGTAGCCCCAGCCGAAGATGTACGACAGGTGGCGCACGACGCCCCTGAAGAAGATGTCTTGCTGGCCGTTGATCCCGTCGAGATCGCCTCGGAGGTCGGCGAGGTTCGGGAACCCACCCGGATCGTAGATCTGAGTGACGAGCCTGGAGGTCGGGTTCGGCTCATCGTGAGCGATGAAGAACTTGTTGTCGGAGTCGGCCCCGACGATGATCGGTGGGTCGAACGTGGCCCCACCGTCGAGCGTCCCGAGAAGGCCCACGGGTATCGGGGAGGTCCCGTCCACCGACAGCCGGTTGAGCCAGATCTCCCGGTTCAGGCCGCCGGTCGTGTTGTACCCGATGCCCATGGCTGCCGCCTCAGAGCGGAGCGGAGCGAGCAGCACAGTCACGTCGAGATCCACGACGCTGCCGTCCACCAGGACGCTGGCCAGAGACGTCCCCTGGCGCACCTGGGCCTTGCCGTCGAAGAGGAAGACGTTCCTCAGGTCCTCGAAGCTGCTGGGCCTCACCACCATGATGCCCTTCGAGCGTTCGAGGCCCTCACCGTAAGGCAGCGTGAGGATCCTCCGGTCTCTATCCGACATCAGGGAGCCCAGCCAGTGGGGGGCGGTGGCGGTGCCGTGAAGAACGCACCCGTGAGGAAGGCTTCCATCTCCAGGATCTGGGTGTCAGACACTTCGATGTTGTGGCCAGAGTACCAGGCGAGCTTCATCGGAGAGCCCTGGAAGAAGCGGTAGTTGCCTATAAACATCGTAGGATAGGTGATGAGGGTTCCGGTGCCAATCGAACTAGCGACCTCCACACCGTTCACCCGGATGATCCGACCCCCATCTCCGGCCCTGCAAGTGATCTGCAGCCTGTCCCCTTCAGCCACGACGCCGGGAGCGGACCTGGTGTTGTCAACGCCGCCGCTGTCGTTGTAGTCGAACGCCACCCTGCCGTCGTCAAGGATGGCGACCAGGACGTTCCTGCGGATCCGATTATCGTTCCCCCCGATGAGGACGATGTGGCCTTGCGTGAGGTCGGTCGCTTCGACTACGAAGAAGAGCGTCACGCGCCGACCCTGGGGGTCGCCCTGTGGCCCGGCGTTGTAGCCGAGCCCAAGGCCACCGTCGTTGATGTTCATGTGAGTCGAGAGGGTGGAGAAGTCCACCACACCCAGCGCCCGGCCGTTCGGATCCCAGCCCTTCTCCTCCCAGGTGGGCCTCGGTGTCCCGGTGCCGCTTATCGTTACCGCCCCCGGCACGGTGCTGCCCGAGCCGTCAGGCCAGGTCCCGAAGAAGCCCGACCCTATTGGATTCTCGACAAGCGGGAGGGGTTCGGGCCCCCTGGAGTCTACTTGGATCCGCTGCTCCGCGATCACCGGCTGCAGGGGAGGATCGACAACGGCGGTCCAGGGCGTGTCGCCAGCAACGATGATGGGAGGTGGCTCGAACGTCCACTCCGTGCCGATGGAGATCTGGAAGGTGAACGCCAGGAACTTCTCGTACTCTGCGATCTGCTGCGTGGTGAGGAGTCCCCCGAACGCCGCGAAGTAGACGATCAGCCGGTCTAGGCCACCGACCACACCGACGCCCGGCCCAGCCTGCTGTGGCTGAGACTCGCCCAGGGAGGGTCTGTTCATTTCCTCCAAGAGGCGGGTCGCGCTTGTGTTCCTAGCTATCTCTTTGCCGTTGAGCCGCATGGTCGCCCCTGTCCGTGGCCCGGTGAGTGCGGAGTGCGTCACTGTGATGATGACGCTGTCGCCAGCCTTCACGAGCCCCGGTGCGCTCTCCAGGGAGTAGGAGCTTCCAGGCTGTACCGAACTGCCGAACGACTCCTCATCCATGTGGTGCATGGCCACCGAGCCATCGGATTGGACCCACACGCTCGTCTTGAACGGGTTCCCAATCACCGGGATGATCCCCGACGTGCCACCGAAGAGGCAGGCGTGTTCCGAGATGTCCGTGCAGCGCATGACGCCGATGTAGCTGTACTCGTTCCCCGGCCAGTGGGTGTTCTGGGGGTCATTCCCGCCACCGTTCCAGGCGACACTGGTCTGCTGGAGGACGGGAGCGCCGGGGGGCTCGCCCACGAACCTGACGGCGTCGATCTGGCGCTTGAGGTTCCACCCGTTCTTCACGAAGAGGACGTTGCCCGCGCCGAAGCCAGGCAGGATACCAGCGTCGGTGCGGCCCTGGGGGTCGGTTATCTCCAAGTCCTGCCAGCCCACCCCGCCCTCGTCCCCACGGATGTTCTCCTCGTTCGCGTATTCCATGCCGTCGCTGCGAATCTTACGGACATCGAACTCCACGATGGGCCGGAAGAGGTCGGTCGGCTTGGGAGCCGGGCCCTCGACGGTTCCGGGGAGCAGAGGCAGCGGTTCGGGGATCCAGATCGTTGTACCGGGCGGGAGGATGTCAGAGGGCACCGGAGGGGGCTCAGTCAGCGGATCGGCGGTGAACGCGATGTACGCGACCCGCTGTTCCTCGGTGGCCGCAGCCAAGCCCACACCCCAGCCCATGGCACCGAGGATGCGCCTGGCAGCGGCGAGACTGTTCACCGTAGCGTCAACGCTCACGGGCTCGTCATCTAAGTCCCCGAACCACGACGTTATCTGCCAGTCGTCCAGTGAGGGTGAGGTGAGGTTCGCCGTCCTCCGAACCCGGATCCAGGCCCACTCCGGGACCTGCACGGCCTCCTGCATGAGTCCGCTCAGTGGGACGCCCGTAGAGCCGTTGATGTAGGAGAGCGTCTGGCTTCTGTACGGCCCGCTGTCCTGATGCTGAAGCGCCCCGCCGATGAAGTTCATGTCAGAGGCAGGGAAGCCGACGAGGCCCGCGAGGTTCCACACTGGCCCGTTGCTCGACCAGTTGAAGATCGTGCCCACGTTATACATCCGGCAGAGCATCTCACCGAAGATGATCTGGTTGTCGAAGCTGTCGAGCCCGAACCCGTAACCTTGTTGGCCGCCAGCGTGGCCGGTCATCTCGAAGTAGTTGCCTTCGACGGGGTCGTTCGCGATGGCGACTGCGGTAGGAGAACTCGTGCCGATCCCGAACTCCGTGATGCCCGAGGGGAGGCCAGCGGCGACCTCGAACTCGCTGAAGTCAGAGGCTCCTACGAGGATCCCGTTGACGGTCGTGGGGACACCTGACGGGACGCCCATCTCTACAACCTCTGAGCGCCGCGCACATCTCCGAAGCGGGAGACCTGGACACCAGCGTAATCGGCCACCTCGGCCAGGAACGCCTCCAGCATCTGCCCTGCATCCACGGCCAGGTTTTCGAGCGCGGCCACCTTCTTGGAAGCGTCCATCTCCAGGGTCTGGGAGATCAGCCAGCGCGTCAGGTCGTACACCAGAAGCTCCTGGTACGCGAGCGGCAGCTCCACTTCCTCGAACCCCGTGAGGGGCACGGCCTTGGTCTCCGGGAAGTACCCGTAGTGGATGACGATGGTGGCCACCCCAGCCAGGTCCTGGCCGACCCCCTGGAGGATGAAGTTCCTCAGGGTCATGCGGGGAGCGAGTTCAACCTCGGGGTCGCTGATGGAGACGATGTTCACCTGGTCTCCGTTCTGCAGGGTCGGATGCGTCCCCGGATCTCCGATCTCCACCCGCGTCACGTTGGCGGCCGGATCCACGTCAGCCGCTACGTCCAGGTCCTTGAGGTTGGCACGGAACTCAGTGTCTATCGGCCCCTCCGAGTTCACCCCGAAGTAGTCGGGGTTGAGCCGACACGCCGCGCTGAACAGCTCCTGCTGCCGGATCTCAACCCGCCGAAAGAGGACACGCTCAGTCGAGGGGTACGTGACGCTGAAGTCGAGCCCTCGGGACTTCGCGTTGTCCACGATCTCCTGGAAGGTCATCAGGCTCCCCCGGTGAGCATCGGCAGCAGCGTCTCGACGTCAACGTGCTTCATGTGGCCGAACCGCCTCTGCAGGTTGGCGGTCGAGTGCTGCAGGTAGCTCGCGAAGACCTGGGCCCACTGGTTCCGCTCTGACTTCAGCAGCTCCAGCTCGCTCTCACGGCCGTCCTTCAGTGAGAGGTAGATCGCCAACTCGTAGATCATCAGATCGGTGTAGGCGTCATCCCAGTCGGGATCCAGGACGCCAGTCAGGTCGTCTGGGTTCGGATCGTCGGGCCTCTTCGAGAACCAGAACGTCAAGATGTCGGTGTCCCCCGGAGGGTTCGACTGAGCAGCGTCGGCCGTGAACAGCCCACCGAACTCGTAGAGCGAGATCTTGGGCTCCGCTGCCAGGCGGTCATCGTAGGGGACCACGACCACCTCCGCGAAAGCAGCGTCCTCAATCCTGAAGATCGCGTTGGCCGCCTCCGGCCGCTCCCACTGCCCGGCCACGCCGGTCACGGGCAGGCTGGCCGAGAAGTGGATCGGGTTGATCCGGGCCGCGAAGGCGTAGACCCCCGCCAGCTTCCGCTTGACGACCGCCAGCAGCTCGACCGCCTCGTTGGCGATGGTTTCGGGCTGGTTCTTCGTGCTCGTCCCGTAGGCTCCGTCCAGGATGTCCTGGACCGTGGTGATCGCCGCCATCAGCCAGGCCAGACGTCGAGAGTACCAGAGGCCTGGGCCGCCTTCTGCTGTGCCACCGTGGCCAGGAAGTCCTTCTCCATCTTGTCCGCGTCGAGCAGCACGTTGCCTCCCAGCTCCTGCCTGATGGCCATCTTGTTCACGAGGGCCCCGATGTAGGTGTCCTCGCCCCAGTCGGGCAGGACCAGGACGTCTGAGAGCCTCTCCAGGCGTCTCGGCACGAGCACCAGCTCCAGGATGATCTGGTCGAAGTTCCTGTAGTTCGAGGCCCGCCGTCCGAGGAAGAGGTTGTTGCCCTTCAGGTAGGCGAACTTGTGGTTCATGTCCAGCTCGCCCCGGAGCGTAGCGTCCACCAGGTCCATGGGCTCCTTCAGATCGACGTTCACGTTATTCCGCAGCAGGACGCCTGGCAGGACGTAGGTGTTGGCCGGGAGCTTCACGCCAGCGTTGAAGTCGTCCAGCGGCAGCGCGATGATGAGCTGAGAAGCGCAGAGCGGGGCGTTCACCCGTGCGATCTTCGAGGTGATGTTGCGCTGGTAGCTGGAGAGGAGCCGGAGCAGCGTCCCGTTGGGGTGCTGCCGGGGGTTGAAGGCGGGGTGGGCATCCCGCGCCTCGTTGATCACCGTCGCAGCCGTGAGGCTACCGAGGTTGCAGACGTTCGTGATCACGGCTGGGATGCAGGACAGCACCTCGACCCATGAGACCTGACCCTGCTGGGTCACGTCGGCCGGGTCCGGTGTCATCTCCACGTAGACCCCGAAGGCGGCAGCGTCTCCGGCGAAGTCGCCGTAGTCGAAGATGACCTCGAACTCCATGAACTCAAGCTGGGTTTCGGTGCTGAAGCCGAAGATCTCGGAGCCCGACAGCGACTGCTCGAACAGCAGCGTCGGGTCGTCCACCCCGAGGTCGGCCACGTCGGCCAGCCCGATCCGCACTGCGATGGGGGCCACCGTGAGGATCTCGCTCCAGCGCAGCCTGACGCGGACCTCTATCCTGCCCTGGGATCCGTAGGGGATCTCCAGATCAGGGAGGCCCAGCGCGACCTGGGGGTCCTCGCTGTTGAGGACCGGGGCCGTGATGAAGACCGAGTCATCGGGCTCCACGTCGTTCACCTTCGAGAACAGCGGAGCTACCTGCCACTCAGCCGCCGGGAAGCTGGCGATGTCAGAGGTGGGTCTCACCAACCCCATGATCTACTCCGGTTACAGTGCGGCTTCGATCTCGGCCTTGCGGTCGTCTCGGTCCTCGTGCTCCATCTCGAACTTCAGGAAGAGCCTGAGAGCGCCCTTCCTCGCGCCTGCCGGGCGCAGCATCTCCTGGGTGTAGAGACCTTCGTAGAACGCCGCGTTGCCCTCCAGCGCAGCCTCCAGCTCCTCCAGGCTCGCTGTCACGGGAGCCTCTATGATCTCGGCCTTGGATGCAGCCTCCTGGGACGCCTTCTTCTTCGCCTTCTTCACGGACGGATCCGAGCGGCTGTCCTTCGCGCCGTCGTCCTTCCGGGCCAGCAGCCTCCGCTTGGCCAGCACATCCCCGATCACGCGAGACCCGAAGTGGGAGGACTTGGTGGCGACCGCCTCGGCTTCCTCGGCCGCCTTCTGGTGGCCTATGACTCTGTTTCCGAAATGGCTCATGTCAGGTTTGCTCCCACTGTGACAGGTCGCGGATTCTGGCGTACCAGGCGACTGAACAGATACCGCTCGTCTCCAGCCAGCCGGTGAACAGTAGCCGCCCGAGCCCGGAGACGCACATCGTCATCCACGACACCCGAGTCAGCGATCTGCATCCTGATCTTCTCGTTCTCCGCTCCCCAGTTCCGGTAGACGAAGTCAGCGAAGGTGAAGTCCTTCAGGATGGCATCGAAGTCGGCCCCCTCGTCTCCGAAGCGGTACTTGCCGCAGAGGGCGAACCCCTGCTCTTGGAGACGCCAGCGACGGACGATGGCCTTGGCATACTTCCGCTCTTCGATCACGCCCGTCTTCGAGTCCCTCATCCTCTCCAGGGTGTCCCTGGCGATCTCTCGGGCCGGGGCTTCTGGCTTGACGATGCCCACCCACCACCAGCCGTGATCCACGTACAGGAGTTCGGCCATCGGATGGACTTCCCGGAGGAGAAGGAGCACCGAGTCGGGCGTCTCCTTCTCCACCGGAATGTCGATGAAGCGTTCAACCATCCTACGGAACGAACTGCGGGCTGGTCTGGCTCACGGAAGTGTCGCCGCGACCCTCGGTCCCTGCCGGTGACGGCCTGATGTCACAGACCCCGATCCCGTTGGTGAGAACTGCCGCGCCATCGCTCCGGGCGCTGACCACCAGTAGGTCGCCGCCTGGCCCACCCGCGCCGTCCAGGATGCGCGTACCGGAGGCATCCTTGGTCTTCTGGCCCAGCGTAGCGTTCACCCACTGCGGATCGGCTGCTATCGCCAACGTGGCGACGTGGCCGTCTTGGGGGGCGGTGTTGAAGTCAGCCACCAGGGCCGCATCCAGGTTGGTCGTTCCGCCGATGAAGTCCCCGCCCACTGCATGGAGCGTGGCGATGGCGATACGTCCTTCGTTGCCGGTGGAGGTCGCGCTGGGCCTGACCGCTGGGGCGTTCGCCAGGGCAAGCTCTTCTGTCGCATACGCCTGGATCGCGCCGTTCACGAGAACGTGGAGGGATTCGCCGTTGTCGATGATCACGGTGAACACACCCCAGAAGCCATCCAGGACCGTGAAGGGCACCCCTGAGAACCCCTGAGACTGGGAGCCTTGGTTGTTCAGGATCCCCTCGTCGTTGAACCAGAACTCTTCGACGGTGAACGTGATCGCCGTTTGCTGGCCGAGCTGTGGGCTCCCAACCACCGCTCCAGGCGGGACCACCTGGGCCTTTAGAATGAGAGCCGCAGTCGCCACCACGTCGGCATACGCCTGCAGATCGGAGATCCGGTAGTTGTACCGGGGCTGGGTCGCGTAGATCGGTTCGTCCTGATCGACGCCTGCAGCGGGGACACGAAGGGGGATGCTCAGAGCCCTGCGGAGGGCGATGGCGTCACGATGGATATTGCGATCCTGCAGCATGATGATTCTCCGTTTTTTCAAAGCCAATGATGTGGCCCTGGGGGGCTCTCACCCCCCAGGGTTCTCCACCTGCTGACTACTCGACGCTTAGAACGAGGCGTCGAGGTTGTCGATGCGGACGTTCTTCCGGGGAGCGATGCAGAAGAGCTGCTCGTACATATTCCCGGTCGCGTAGAAGGCGTCCTTCCGCCCTACGCTGTCCGTGACGCGGTTCCAGATCGAACCCGTCCGGTCGTCCCAGTCCCACGTCCCGAGCGTCAGACGACGCCAGGTGTCGGCCTGGAGCCCGAAGGCCACCTCGGGCGGTAGTTTCCGGGCCACCTTCAGCATCACTTCCCGGTCGCCCAGGATGATGCTCAGACCGTTCTTCCCGCCTGCGAACGAACGCGGATCGTTGAAGACCCGGTCGCCCTTCAGGGACTGCCAGTACCCGCGAGCTGCGGAGCGGGACGAGATCACGGTGTCGATCCTACCGGCACCCTTCACGCCGACCTCGTCGTCCGCGAACGACAACAGCTCCTCTGTGAGCTGGCCACCCCAGGCTGCGTCGGATCCATCAATGATGATGGCCTTCCACAGCCGGGACAGGGGGCCCGAACGCGAGATGTTGTTGTACGTCGCGATGATCCCACCATCGTCCGCTCCGGCCATCAGGCCAGCGATCTCTCGGTCCTCTCCACCAGCGGTCAAGGTCGATGCTCCGGCCTCGTCGCCAGGGAACAGATAGATGTCTGCTCCGGCCGCTACGACGGCGTCGATGAGGGCTTCCAATCCGGTGAACTGGATCGTGTTCGTGTCCTCATCAATGTCCGTCACCTGCAGCGCCTGGTCGCCACCACCCGTGATGAGCGTCTGCCCATCGGCGGCCGTGTCGAACACGATCCGCTCGCCTTCGAGGAACTGAAGGAAGGCATCCGTGAAGCCGTCCACTCCGAGGGAGCGGTTGACCTGGATGTCCATGGTGGTCACTGAGAGCTTGACCGGGGTCAGCTCCGCTCGTGCCTTGATACCGGCTCCGAAGCCGATATACATTCGGTCGATCTCGTTCACCAAACGAGTCACCAGATCTGGGAGCGCCCGCTCCATGTAGTTGATGAAAGCGCCTTCGTCCCCAACCACTCGCCGCATCGTGTCGCCGGTCATCTCCACGGTCCCCTGGATCTTCCGAAGGAAGAGCCTGGAGTTCTTGAAGACGGGGTCGTCGGCTTCCGGGATGTACTCGTTCTCTGCCCGAGCACCCACACCTGCTGGGAGCTGGAAGTAGTGAGCCATCTCAATGAACCGACCGCCGGTCGTCTCGTCCACGCTGACGTTCATGTCAGTCTGGAAGATGGACAGCAGCTCGCTGTCCTCTACGATGTTGGTGATCAGGGGATCCGAGAAGATGATCTTCATCGCCTCGGTAATGGCATCAGTGGTGGTCGTCGCACTGGACATAGTCCCCAACCTTTATTTCAGAGGGTCACTTGTCAGGGAGGAACGCCGCCAGGCCCTTCTTCCTGGCCAGAGCGATGCTCTCCTTGATCGTCATGCCCGCTGGCAGCTTCGTTGGTTGGGTGGGTGCAGCCTTCTTGCCTGCTCCAGGCGCTGCCGCCACGCTCTTCCGTTTAGCACTGGCCCTAGCGAGTTCTTTCCCGCTCTTCGGCTTTTTCTCAGGACGCTTTTTCGTCGTGATTTTGCCACGGCTTCGGGAGCCGTCTTGGACCGCTTTCCTCGCGTCGAGGGGGTCGATCCCGTTCGTTTCGAGTCGTGCAGCCAGGATCGGCACGAGGTCTTTGACGTCGAGCTTCTCCAGCTTGTTCCTAGTGATATGGTCGGTCGTGTCGCGAGTCAAGTCTGTGATGAGCTGCTCGCGCCTGGTCCCGTCGATGCTGTCTGGGACCATCAGGTCGATGGCATCGGCCATCTTCCGGCCGCTCTCAGCGTTCTCTTTTCGGATTGCCGACCTCTTCGTGAGCTTGTCCTTCGCCTCCAGGCGGCCCGCTTTGATCTCGGCCCGGAGGGTGCGAAGCTCGCCCGTGTCGCTGAAGAGCTTGTCCACCTGGCCGCTCACCGAATCCCAGACCTCAGGGAGGGTCAGCAGCGCGAGAGCCACCTGACTCAGCTCCTCTTTGTTCTCCGTGTACTGCATGACGAACCCGGCCGGATCGACCGCGAACTCCTCACTCAGCGCGGCCATCGCGTCCTCGGAGGCACCCATGGCCACCTCGCGCTCGCGAACCTCCTCGCCGCGCATGAAGCCGCTCTTCAGGTGGGCGATCCGCTCCGCGATCTCCTTGTCCTCGACCACCAGTTCGATGTCTTCGGAGTTCGGGTGGCGGCCGGGCACGGAGACCGTGATCGGCTCGTCCTTGGCCTCCTCGTCCTCGGCCTCCTCCTCCCCCTCTACCTCATCGTCGGCATCTCCGGCATCGCCTTCTGCATCCGTCTCTCCCTCCTCGCCCTCTGCGTCCTGATCCCCTTCCTCTTCAGCTTCCTCCTCCCCGCCCTCTTCTTCTTCTGCCTCTGACTCACCCTCAGACCCGGCATCGTCCTCCTCCTCCTTGTCATCGACCATGGCCATCATGGTCCCCTTGTCGGCCAGGACCTCACGGGCCTTGGCCAGGGCCTCTTCGATGGTCGGTGGACCCGTCTTCTCCTCTGACTGAGACTCGTCGGTTCCCTCGGCCTCGCCGGTTCCCTCTTCCTCTCCTGCCACAACGACCTCCTGGTTGGTGCGGGTGGCCTATTGGCCCGCCGCTGCTGGTGCCTCGGCAACGCTCTCGGGGTTCCTCGTCGCGGAACCAGCCGGGACTGCCGATTGTGATGTGGATGGCCCTTCGGGCGATCCTGCTGCGCCTTCACCTGACGGACTGCCGCTGCCGTCGAACTGGTTGTCACCGGCCTCCCCACCTTCGGGATCGGCCTCGGCTGACTGCAGCGTCTTGATCATAATGTTCGTGATGTGCATCTGACGGTGTGCCTCGAACCCAGCCTGGATCTGTGGGTCCAGCTCCAGGAACTCCGGCGAGGACATGATCTCCTCGTGGGAGAGCAGGTGGACCAGGTCGTTGTACCACTCGAAGACCGGGATCTCCTGGAAGGGCACACCCTGCAGCAGCTTCCCGTTCTCCTGGTCGGCCGTGATCCGGTGGATGCCACCGAACTTCCCAGCTCGCCCGAGGTGAGGGAACTGACTCAGCTCGAAGAACGTGGACACGGCCTCGGGGGTTCCCGGAGGTCCGAAGAGCCCGTTGGCGTAGAGCGCGGTGATGTTCTTCTGCTTCTCGCCCCGGCCCTCGGGGAGCATCGACTCCACGTCGGCCACGACGTTCACGGAGCCTTCCTCGAACATCTCCGGCTGCACGAGGATCGTCCTGGCCACGTTGTCGTCGCCCGCGTAGGAGAGGATCTCCTCCTCGTCGTAGATCACCGGGAAGAGCTGTTCCCAGTCCTCGGCCATGCGAGCGAACTCCTCTGCAGCTCGACGCATCGTCGGGCCCAGGAAGCGGTCGGAGTTGAAGCGCAGCTCCTTGACCAGCTCGCCGCTGGCGTCATCTGTCGGAGCGTCTCCCTCGGTCCCGGCCAGGTTCCCCATCTCGTCAATCTGCTGGGCCATGAACTCCAGGACTTTGTAGGCGTCGTTCGAGAGCGGGGGCGGGGCGACCCACTCGAACGGGGGCACCCGCTCCCGCCGGTTGACGCTGATGGCCAGGCCTGGGCGGTTGGTGATCTGGGTCTCTTCGATGCCGCTCTGGGAGTCGATGATCTTGAGCGGGTTGGCGCACAGGTTCGCGTGTTCGATGATCAGAGCCGCGACCTTGTTGAAGACCCTCTGCGGGAAATTCATCGCCTCCTGGGGAGACGAGCCGCCAGCCGGTCGGCCTGGCAGGCTGATGAACTCGAAGCGCCGGATCGGGCTCGTGTTGCCGTACCTCACGGGCCTGGTCGCGTCATGGAGAACCTGCTTCCGGGTGCAGATCAGGAGACGGCCGCCAGGCTCCTTTTTGGACTCCTGCATCCGGGCGAACTTCGCTGGCTTGTGCCAGAGCGTGAACACCTCGTGGGTCACCTCGGGGATGGCGACATCCTGGCTGAAGTCGGATCCGAAGACGGACGGATCCGCTGCTCCGAAGTAGCCGCTGCCGTAGGTCAGCCGTTCCTGGATCCCGGTGGTGCTGCCGCCCTTCTCGTCTCCCGTGATCTTGATGCCGTAGGCCTCGAAGATCTCGGCCGACGTCAGGAAGCTCCGCACCATGTGCCAGGACTTCTCGTGCCACGGAGCTGGGCCCCACTCGCCTCTCACCTGGACGGGGTTGAGGACCTCGACTGCCAGGTCTCCCTTCCTCTCGGAGTGGGCATCCTCTGGCCCCAGGGGCTGGCCCGTCTCATCGAACTGGAGCTGGCCCTGCTCGTTGAAGCCGACGTTGCCACCGTTCTCCTGGGCCCGTAGGACGGCCTCCTGCTGCTCCGGCTCGAAGCCCTCCATGTCGGCCTCGTCGGCCTGCCCCTCGAAGTCGATGAAGTCGCCCTTGGAGAGGTCGATGGTGCTCTGCAGGTAGACGGTCCCGGCCGGGATGATCCAGGCGCTCGCCCGGTCCCAGATCTCCTGCATCTTCACCTCCCGCCACTTCGTCTTGAAGATCACGTCCTGGGTGGCCGCCAGCATCGCGTCGATGCGGTCGGGGCCTGGGACGAAGGTGATGATCGGGGGGTTCTCGTTCATCCGGGCGTGGGTGATGATGAACCAGGAGAGGAGCTTGTTGAAGACCGGCCGCTGCCGCCACTTCTTCTCCTCGGCCGTCATCCACTGGGTCACGTCCACGAACCGCCCGATCCTCGGATTGAAGACGGCCCACTGCTGGCCCGCCAGCATCCTGATGTTCTCTTCGATCTGCCGGTCTCGCCTGCGGAGGACGTCGTCCTGGGTGTCCCAGTTGTAGACGGCCCAGGCGATGCGGTCGCTGTCTCGCTCGTCCTCTTCGCCGTGCCCGTCGTTCCCGTCTGCCCTGATGTCGGGGATCTCATCGAAGTCGAACGGCTTCCCGCCGGGCCCGATGGAGGTCGAGGAGGATCCGGTCTTCCCTCCGAAACGCGATGAGGCGAGGGCCATGCTACTCCTCCGTGAGGTTCATGGGAGAGCCGTTGCGGATCGCAGGGATGAGCTGCTCGACCTGGCTGTAGGGGAGAGTCCCGAGGACGTCGAGGGCCGCCTTCCACACCGCGATGTCGATGGCGATGTGGGTGGGGTTGCCCGCTCCGGGGTCGCCGTTCGGGGCTTCTGGTTCGGGTTTGGAGTCACTCATCTGGTGGCCGCTTCGAGCCGGGTGATCTCCGCGTCCATGTCCCCTCGGGTGGCGTCTTGTTCGGTTCTGGCGGTCTTCAGCCTGGTGAGCTGGTCTCCGTCACTGTACCGCTTCGCTGCCGGTAAGTCTATCAGCAAACCCCACCATCGCTGGAGGGTGCGGTTGATGTCCGCGTTGTCGTTCGGGTTCCCTCCGTCCTCTGCGACCTTGGCCACGAGGGCGGCCGAGAAGTCATTGAACTCGTCGTCGGTCATCTCGAAGCCGGTCGGCGGTAGCACTCGTCTGGGCATGATTCCTCTAGGGGTCGATGTCGGGGTTGCCCTGCCCACAGACGAACTCGAAGTCGATGGAGTCTGGGTTGATGGCCCCGCCGGTAGGGTTGAAGAGCACGGTGCGGACCAGGTCCACAGCCACCGTCATAAACGTAATCACGAGATCGTCTATCGAAGTCGCATCGCTCACGGGAGCCCACGAGATGATGTGGGTGCCGAGCGGTGTCCCTGGGGCCGCCGTGTCCACGGTCACGGTCCCGTTGCTTGGGACGTTGGGGAAGTCGATAGTCGCCCGCGTGATGAACAGGCCCGTATACATCGTGTCGAATCTACGCACCTGTCGTCTCCAGGATCCGCCACCGTTCTGTCGTGCCGTCATACCAGAGCAGCGCGGAATCACCAGGCCCCAGGATCAGGTCCACGCCGGTCGGGGAGATGATCCGGTTCGTGTCCACACTGCCAACGTCTTGATGCCCAAGCACCAGGTCGAACGAGCCGATGTTGACGAGTCGCAGCTCATCATCTGCCTCAGAGAAAGCGGCTGTCGTGGCGTCGATGCCCGTGATGGTGCGGGAGGCGTCAGTGGACAAGCGCAGCAGGCCACGCATCGCGAGGCCAGAACCCTGCCCCTGGTAGTCGTCCTCATCCGTCGTGATCTGAGCAGGACTGATCGGAACGAGAGCGTTGGCTCCTTGCACCTTCGAGCGAACGGTGACCGTGAACGTGAGGCCAGAAGCCTCGTAGATCTGACTGGCCAGGCCTGCGGTGTAGACCCGCAGCCGATAGAGCCCAGAGTTGTCTGCGCCTGCACGTTCAGCCGAGAAAAACGCGATGTTGTTTACTACCGCAGCATCATCTTCGATGGACCAGAACAGTGCCGTGCCGAAGCCATCGACCATGTCGCCAGACGACCGTCCGGTGAGCCGCCACGAAGAGAGGAGCAGGTTGGTGCTGGCTGCCCGGCGAATGAAATCGGAGACTGGGAACTGATCAGCTAGGACTCGTAGCCCGCCTTGCGGGATTGTGACCCTTGCCGATGACGGTGCGGTGAAGAACGGGTCAAGGATGAGGTCCGTGCCGTCCCACCAGATGGCGGCATCTGCGAGCGCGGCTGTGGCACCAAAGCGGACCCGAGCGTTGTCGTTGAAGTGGATGTCTCCATCACCGAAGTCCGACCACGCGCCTCCGGTGTTCAGCAGCATCCATGCGTTCAGGTTTACCGGGATGTCCGAGCGCACCGCAGCCTTCTCGACGGTGCCGCCGAAGGCGATGTCCTCCACGTCGAGCCCGTAGTAGGCCACCATCGTCTCGACGCCCGCCTGGGGCTGGAAGAGAGCGACAATAGGCGTCCCGGCGAGGACAGCCCTCACCGTCCCCAGGTTGACCGTCGCTCCCAATACCGTGGCGAACGTCGGGCGGAACTGGAGCCCGTACTGCTCTGTCACGTTCATCGTGCCGCCACTGAGAGTAGCGCGAGTCTGTGGCCCAGCGTTGATGACGGTGCTGGTGACCGACGTGCGGGAGCCAGCGAAGGCGTTTAGAGTCGTCGGGCCAGCATTGAGGACGAGAGCCCCGAGTGGATTGAAAGTACCTGACGCACCAGCAGCCAAGACCGGGAGGGCGTTGAAGAGGGTGAACGCTGCAAAGCCCGGAGCCACATCGGACTGGATGGTCGGCCCTCCTCTCATCCCCTCCCAGATGAACGTCGGAAACGTGAAGTTGATGGTCGGAGAGATGTTGACTCCTCCACCAACGAAGGGGCCTCCACCAATGCTCTGAGTCGGGTTGAACTGATAGGCGTGGGTTTGGAGCGCAGCCGCCGCGATGATGTCCTCAACGTCGATGGGAGACCAGACGCGGACTATCCCGAGGTTGGCGTTGGTGGTCCCTCGAAGCTCTAGCTCCTCGGAGGCTCCCGTGCCGCCGAAGGCGAACTGGCCACCGGCCCTGCCAGCCAGCAGGAGATACTGCAGGTGGTCGTCAGAGGCGAGCCCCTGGAGGGTCCTGTGGAAGGGTGGAGCTGCGGGGACGCCGCCCTGCCCTGACGCCTTGAGCCCCGAGTTCATTACGCCGCGTAGCTCCCACCCCGTGCGAACACGTTGAAGACCTCGGCCTCCTCGGTAGCTGCCCCGAGGACCACGGTCGCGTCAGCCAGGTTGAGGGGTGGATCGTTGAGGACCGTCGTCAGGTCGATCAGGGCCCCGAAGGCCACCGTCACCCCATCCGGCGTGATGGCCGAGACGGGAAGCTCGCGCCACAGGTCCCAGGTGCCCCCGGAGTCGAGCGAGATGAAGAGCCGGATCATCCCGAGCGTCGTGGTCGCCTCGGCCTTCACTTCGATCTGGTCGATCCTCACGCCGTCCGTATCGCCGTCCACCACCGCGACGATGGTGCCGGTGCCGTCGCGGTTCGGGTTGGCCGCGCTGATCGCCGCGATCCCGATGACGGGGCTCTTGGTGAAGACTGGATCTGTGTTCTTGCTCATGCCAGGGCTCCGTTCGCGTGGCAGCGGTCACTGGACGACCAGGGACGTCGGCTCGTGGCTCGCTGAAGGATGAAGTCGAAAGGGTCGCATTTCAAGATCTCGTCGCACCACTGGGTCACCGAGGACGCCGCGATCCGGTCGTCAGCGATCAGCCCCACAGATCGCGCCAGGATCATGTCGAAAGGTGGGCAGGCGAGGACCCCGAGGCAGATCGCTTCGATGTACTGAAGCACGGCTGCCGCAGGGACCTGGCCGGGGTCGATGAAGCCGACGATCTGGGTGAAGAGGATCGAAAGCGCGGCCTCGTGCTGGGTCACGGCCGACTCTGGGACCTGGTCGTCCGCGATGGTGTCGAAGAGCTGGGTGAACGAGAGGATGAGGGCAGCTTGGTGCTGCGTGACCGCCGACTCCGGGACCTGGCCGTCGAGGATAAACCCGAGGATCTCGGGGAAGCTGATGGCCGCCCCACCACCCCCGCTTGGAGCGCCTCCGATCTCAGGGCGTCTGTCGATGTACGTGCTCGCGACGAAGGCCCCATTCCTGGCGTCGATCTGAGCCATCGGGATGGACGCAAGGTAGGTGAACCCCGCCTGGTTCACGGTCACCTGGCCCGCGTCTGAGCGTTGGATGAAGTTGGTCGCGCCGTCCGTCAGCTCGACGGTCCCATCCGGGATCAGCAGCCACGCTCCCCCGCTGTCGATGAGGCCGCCGTGGTAGGCGTAGCTCAGATTGAGCGACCCCTTGCTGACCGACCCGTCGCTGTTGAGCGTGTCGGATCGCTTCCAGGAGAACGGCCTGAAGACCATCGCCTCCAGGAGCTGGGTGACGCGGAAGACCCGCTGGGACGCCTGATCTTCGGCGTCCGCGTCCCAGCCGCTGGGGAACCCTTTCTGGCTTAATTCACCGCCTGAGAACGGCACCAGCTACTCCTAGCGGCCGAGGCCGTGCAGATCCCCGGAGATGTCGATGAAGTCCACCACACAGGCAGCCGCAGCCGTGAGGATGATCTTCAGCCAGTTCTCTCCGTGATGCTCCGCGCCCGTGACTTCGAGCCCCAGCTCCACGCCATCGACCCAGGCGGTGCCATCAATGGCAGGCTGATCGACCGTGTAGACGAAGGAGTCAGGCGGTGAGCCCGGAGCGATCTCGCGGGCGGGCCTGGAGAACTTGACACCGACCACGCCAGCCGCTCCCGTGATGCGAAGCCGGAGCCGCATCTGGTGCCACTGGACGACCGGCACGAACCGGACGATGGGGGTGGTGTCGGGGATCGCGAACCCGTCGTCAAGGAGGTGCCTGGCGGCCCTGGTGTAGGGCTTCGGGAGACTGAGGCGGGTGGGTTTCTCGGCCATGATTCGCTCGCTGGTGATCGGTGAGAGGTAGCTCTCCTAACCGCCGATACTTATAGCGGCTCCCGATCCAGCGGGCCAGGCATCCAGCCCTCCCCGGTGAGCTGGTCCACCGTCGCACCCCGTCCCCAGAAGTGGATCCGCATCCGGCAGCGGAGGTCCCCAGGGATCTTGGCTGCCGCGTTGGCCAGGTGGTTGTTCACGCTCCAGGCGTTCAGGCAGAGCTTCTTCTCAATCGTGGTCCTGCTGTCGCCCCGGATGAGGAGCGCGGTCACGATGGCCTCCATCGGCGTGAACGGCCGGAGGAGGGGTGCCCTACATCTCTGTTCCTTCGGCATTGAGCATCCTCAGTGCTTCCTCGGTGGCCTGATCGTAGGTCAGGGCCTGGCCGTTCTCCTTCGCCTCGTGGATCAGCCAGTCGATCCCGTTCTGGAGGGTCTCCTGGGTGAACTTCGCATCCTCTGCGCTGGGCTGCCTGGCCACCTTCTTCGTACCGGCGATCCCGTGGATCCGGTCGATGGCATCCTCTATCGCGTCCTCCGCGTCGGGCTGGCTGAAGACCACGGCCTTCTTCAGCGGGGTGCCCCCGAACGTCGTGTAGTTCTGGACGAAGATCCGCATCCGGCGCTCACCGAGCCAGAGGCCCATCATCAGGACGGCGACGATCCAGCCAACGATGGCCGTCAGAAGTAGGTCGCTCACTGGAGCATCCCGTCCACCATGAGGTCGTGTTCGTCCTGCCAGGAGCTGCCCCTCTTGAGGGGCCCCGAGGTGTGCCTCCGCTTCTCCATCTCGTGCAGCAGCGTGGCCTTACTGAAGGCTCTGACCTCCTGCTCTTTCCAGTTGCTCCGGGAGACGCCTGGGCGGGACGCGAGGGCGTAGCGGGTCTCGTCGTAGTCGTCGTCGCCGCCGTCTCCGGTGATCGGATCCGCGTCCACCTTCAGGACGTCCTCGGGGTCGTCGGGGTTGGTCGTCATGGTCTCCAGCGAGTCGAAGCAGCGCCGGTTCCCCTCGTTGTCCATCATGTAGAAGTTGGGCTCGCCGTCGAAGGGATCACCGCCGTCAGCGTCGGGGATGATGCCCTTCCAGGCCACCTGCTCGCGGAAGTTCTTGAGCCCGGCGTAGCGGGCGATGTTGGCGTGGGTCAGGTAGATCTGAGCGTCCGCGAACCGCTCCTGGGTGGAGGGGGTCTCGTCATCGTTCCGAGCTTTGTGGTGAGCCCAGCAGTCGTGCCCGGCGACGATGTATCTCAGGTCTGAGATGTTGACATGGTGATTTATAGCGTCCGCGATCCGCCGATCCGACATCAGGCGGCCCCGGAAGGTGTTGACCTTGTAGATCACGCCGTCCTCGTCCACCGCGTAGTGCCCGAACACCCAGGGGTGGCTGAAGCCCCAGTCGAACGATCCGAACTGGACCCAGTTGGGTGGGATCCCGAAGGGCTGCAGGAAGTGGATGTCCTCGTCCAACTCATCAAGTCCCATTCCGAAGCCAGCATCCCAGTCGCCGTAGAGGAGCTGGCGACGGAGCATATCGGGGAGACTGAAGAGCTTCGCCATGTAGACCGCATCGTTGGCGTACACGGGGTTGTCCGTCACGCGAGCTGGGATGAAGCGCCTGGTCATGGTCGCCCGGAGGACGGCACCGTCGATCCCAGGCATCTCGTAGTCGTAGCGGTAGACCTTTTCCCCACGTTTTCCACACTTGTTGATAAACCGCCTCTTGATCCACGGGTGGCCAGGCTTCCCTGGGTTGGCCGAGCCGCGCATCATCAGGATCACGTCGGGGTTCGGGCAGCGGTTCTCGGCCATGAGCATGACCCACACCCGCTCGTCCGCGACGTCGCCCACCTCATCGAACCCGATGTAGGCCCACTCCTGGCCGTGGTAACGCTGGACCTCGTCCTTGGTCGAGCAGTAGCCGAACTGGAGGATGCCGCCGCCTGGGAAGGTCCACCGCTTGAGACCCCCGTTCCAGTGGGGTGCGTTGGCCATCGAAGGGAAGGCGAGCTGGCTCCGGTCGATCAGCTCCTGGACCTCCGGGAACGTCTGCCGCAGGATCAGCGCCTTGTAGCGCGGCAGGTGCATCTGGGACAGGGCCGCGAAGAGGATGGCGTCACTCTTCGCGCACCCCTTCGCGCCACCGTAGAGGACCTCCGTTTCGGTGCTGGCGCAGAACTGCCGTTGGGGCTCGCTGTTCGGAGCCCAGACTACACCCGGCTCACTCACCGATGGCTGATCGCCTGGTTGGCCCAGAACATCGCCTCGGCACAGTGCATGACCGCGTGGTCCTTCTCGGGGCCCTCTTGGACGTGGTCCTCAATCGCCATGGCCAGGAGCCGGGCTCGCTCCCGGATCGTGCCGATGGCGGCCTTCTGCCGGGTGCCGTTCTGGATCGCGACCGGCTTGTAGAACTTGTCGGTCGCCTGGATCCGCTGCCGCCTCGAAGCGGCCTGGTGTTGGGGTGGTGCTTCCTGTTCCTGATCGGACATCGTCTCTTCGACTGCTGTGTCAGTGTCGCTCATGCCTGCTCCTAGTTGCTCGCGATGACGAAGACCAGGACCCCGACGACGACTGCCGCCCGGCCCTGCCTCCAGACCTGTGTGAGTGCTCCTGGGGATGCGGCCCGCTCCCAGGCGGCCGACTCCTGCATGGAGAGGGTCAGGGCCGTGTTGAGCCTGGTGATCTCGGTGGACGCGGCCGTGCGCTCGCTGATGAGCTGTATCCCGAGGGTGCGCTCCCGCTGCTGGCCCGCGAAGATCTCGGCCGCACTCGTGGCCCTGAAGATCTCGTTGGCCGTCCGTTCCTCCTCCAGCTCCGTGGTGACCAGCTCCAGGGCGGCTGCCACGATGGGGAGATCCGCTGCTGCGTTCCTGGCCGCCGCGAGGGCAGCGTCGGTGCCGGTCACGGCCTCGGTGACGGTCGCCTCCGCTTCGGTGAGGATGGAGTCGGTGACTTCCTCGTTCCGATCCTGGAGGGCGATCAGGCTGTCACTCGTGGCCTTCACCAGCTCGTGGGCATCGGTGGCCACCTCAACGCTGTCGAGTGCGACTTCGAGCTGGTCAGCCAAGAGCCTGGCCTCGGCCGTGGCCGTAAAGTAACTGCGCCCTACGACAGCCAGGATCACGAGGACCACGATCTGGAAGATCCACTGCGGGCCGGTTGATGGGAGCACCTAGTCCTTGTCGCCCCGGCCGAGGAGTCCCCTGACCATCGAAGCGGCCTCCTTCGGGCTGGTGAAGCCGAAGCCGATCAGGGCCATGATGAACCCGATCAGGGCCATCCAGATGTTGTCCTGGAAGATCGCCCCGTTCGCAGCCACGACGACCCCGACAGTCCCGATCAGGATCCCGCCCTTGGTCTGGTTCTTGGCCCGCTTCGCCTTCTCGTGGGCCTCTCCGATCTTGGCCTGGACCTCGTCCTCGGACAGCTCGCGGCCGTTGCCACGGCGGTCCACTGGGGGCATTGAAGGTGTCATCAGTAGTTCGCCCTTCCGTTGAGGTAGACCACGCCGTGCCGGTGCTCCCACCTGTACTCCATGTCGGGGCGCTGACGGACGCGGGGCCCGAGGTCCATCCCCCGGCCCTTGAAGCTCGCCGTCGCGACCGGACGTCCGAGGCTCTCGACCACCTCCATGGACGGACCCTTAGACAGAAGAGCCTCGGCCAGCATCCCGCAGCCGAGGACTCCTGCACTGAATCGTTTGATGAACGCTCTGCGGAGCATCTCACTCTCCAAAGAATCGGGCCGTGTCGGGGATGCGGATCAGGCAGCCGATACGTGTCAGCGAGCGCCGTACCACGAGGGGGGCCACTCCCATCAAGCGCAGCTCTCGCGAGCCACGGCCCTCAAAGAAACGGACGCCAGGAAGGTTTGCAAGACACGGCTCTCTCAAACCGTGGAGGAGCCGGTCGAAAGGTTAAGCCCCGGTCACCTCGGATGGATACGCGCCCGCACCACCCACCTTCCTGACGCCACTATCGTCACCCTGGGCCGCCGTAAAGAAGCCGCCCTGGAATCTGTTCATCTGAATCTGCTGGTCCTTCAGGGCCGCTGTGAGCTGGCGCTGATACTCCGTCTTCCCGCCGCCCCGGCCGCCGCCGTAGACCGCCTGGAAGGCCTCCGGGGTGATCCTCATCTTGCCGATGTACCGCTTGTATTTGACCCCGAGCGGCTTCCACTGCAGGACGCCCAGGCGCTGCAGCCGGTCCCACTTCGAGAGCCCGGCCGCCGCGACGACAGCCGCAACGGGCGCTGCCAGAATGGTCCTCAGGAATCCCCTTCGAGTCTTCACTTTTTCGCTCCCCTGCTTGCACCCAGGTCGATCTCTGCCTAGATCAACGATACGCGAGTTCATCCTGGGACGCCAGGGAAACACCCGAAAGGAGGCCCACCAATGAGTAGCATGAACGCGAACATCCCAGCCTGGGGCACCGAGTCCCGCATCGACCGTCTCGACCGCTGCCGGAAGTACCTGTACGGCGAGATGATCATCACCAGCACGGTCAACGAGGCGATCAAGACGAGCCTGGAAGAGGCCCGCGACCGGCAGTACATCGCGGAGCTGGACGACCTGACGGCCAGCGCCTTCACGCCCCCGGAGGAGCCGGAGGACGAAGAGTGAAGTTCACGGTGACCATGGAGTGCGAGGGCTGTGGTCAGAAGTTCGTGGGCCAGGCCGAGCACCTCGTGGACGCGGTCGGCCACCTGGTGAAGAGCGCCACCGAGGGGGACCACGCGGGCGGCAAGATGAACCAGGAGCTGGAGGCGCTGGCCGCGAAGGCCCAGAGCGTGAACAAGGTGAACGACGTCCTCGGGGCCCTGGGCATGAGCCCGAGCCAGGTGGTGGTCATGGACAAGGCCGATCTGATCGAACACCTGAAGAAGCTGGAGGGGGACGATGCCTAAGCCGAAGATCATCATCACCGACTGGGCGAAGCGCCAGCACTTCAAGGACCGCGAGCCGATCTGGATCAAGCTCTACCGGGAGATGCGTCACGACCGCCGCTGGCGGCAGCTCTCCGGGGACGCCTGCAAGCTCTACGTCGATCTGAACCTGCTGGCGGCCGAGGAGGAGCCCTTCGGCAACATCACCCTCTACCCGGAGGACCTGGCCTGGGAGGTGCGCCTCACGCTCCCCGAGCTGATCCTGCTCCTGGCCGAGGTCGATGCCTCCGGTCTGGTGGTGGCCACAGGATATCACGCTGATATCAAGCGGATATCGTCCCGTCATCAGGATGATGCCGAGGTGCTATCCCTCACGCGCTCGCGAGAGGTAGAGGCAGAGGAAGAGGTAGAGGTAGAGAAAGAAACTACCTTGGCCAACACCGGGATGATCGAAGTCCCCCGATCCTCCTTCGCTCCACTGCCCGGCGAAGACCCCACCCCCGAACCCGACCGCGTTCCGCACACCGGCTACGACGAACAGTGGGTCCACCTGGACCACGATGAGCTGGTCCTGTTCTGCTCCGACTTCGGCATCCCCATCGAACAGATGAACAACACCCTGAAGAGCCTGGGAGCTTCCGAGATCCTGGAAGCGTGATCCTCCGTGAACCGCAGGGTCGTTCCGAACTGCCTGGGGACCTACCGCCACTTCTTCGTCTGCGAAGACGTGACCTGGGACGAGCCCACCGACCTCGGTGAACAGTTGAGGGAGATCACCCTGGTCTGCGCTCGCTGCGGTCTGCACGTCTGGATCGACACCACCACCCGTCCCTTCATGGGCCTCAAGAGCGACCACGACTGGCCGGGAACCTGATCCGCCACACCGTCCACACCCACCAGGCCCGCAGCGCCAGGACGTCCAGCTCCGAAAACTCAGGGAGAAAAAAAATTTGAGGGTGTCACCTGTTGAGGGGGATACTATGATCATGTAGACGCAGGCGGCCATGCGAGCAGAGGTGCCGCACCCGGCCGGGCGGGCGCAGAGTAGCCTGGCCACCCCCCACCACCTGCAGGCACACCCCCCGCAAGTCCTTGTGTGTCAACGTGTTAGCGTGTGTGAGCACGGCCAGGTTAACATAATGTCTATTATACGAAGTCGCCTCGCTAACGTGCAGGGGGACATACACTTACAGCGTCACCCCTCCCCGCTGGTCAGTAGCCTGGGCCCCTCACCTGGCCCATTCTCAACTAGCACCTCGTCTATACCTGCCCCACGCGGGGGCCTGGGCGGCCTCACCTCCTCGACCGCTTCGAGGGCTGGCAGGTGGACGATCCCTAGCACCATGGCCCCTTCCTGGGCATGGATGTGGACCTGGGCCTGGTCTGCAGCTCCCAGGCCGAAGCGACCAAGCGCATCTAATGCGCGGATCCGGTCGGCACTCTTCTCTTCGGGGTCGTTCGCGATGGTCGTGAGCACCTCCAGACCGGCGTACAGCCGGGCCCGACACGCGGCCCGTATGACGTTCGGAGACGCTCCCGCAGCACCCTCGTTTTCGGACATCTCACCTCCCAGTGGAACGGCCTGGACGTTGGCGGTTGCTGGCGCGGTCCGCAAGATGCAACCCCAGTGTCTACCTCGTTTTCTTCCTGACCTCGAACGACACTGTTGACACGACACGACGTCGTCGCAATAGTGGAGGTGTCAGGGGAGACGCTCCCCGGCAGAGGACCTCTCTCAGAAAGGACGGACAAGATGACGGACCGGACACCGACACCGACCACCAGAAGCTGGATCGCTGAGATGCTCGCAGCGGGTACGACGGATGACTGGTGCTCGAACGCGCTCATCTTCCCTGACGCGCACTCTGCGGCCAACTACGCCAAGGACCTCTTCTCCAGGTGGATGGGCTGCAGCGACTGGCGGGTGGTCGAAGTGGACCCGACCCACGAGAAGTACGGGCCGCCCAACCGACCTTCCACCGCGACCCCGGAGCAGCTCGAAGGCTCCGACTACACCGACGCTGACGGCTTCCCAGCGTGAACACCTCCACCGGGCCTGGAGCTTCGGAGGGTTCGACTCCCTCCCCCGGCTTTGCCTCTCTCTCTCCTGACAAGGATGACCAGATGACTCGCTTCGCTTCCCCGGTGACCAGCTTCGCCGCCGCCGACGCCTTCCTGGGCTCGAAGGACTGGCGCACCATCGGCCACAACACCGCCATCAGGCGGGTGAGCCCTGACCGGATCGCCGCCCGCTACCACTACACCGACGTCGTGACCTACCACCAGGACGGCCGGATCACCTTCTCCACCGGGGGCTGGATGTCGGTGACCACCAAGGTCCGCTTGAACGCTCTCAGCCCCTGCCAGGTCTGGTCCGAGGGGGACGGGGACTGGGCGATCCAGGGCCCGACCGGGGACGCCGCCAGGTTCGAGGACGGGGTCACCATGGACGCTGAGATGACCTTCCAGAACTGGAAGGAAGCGCGGTTCCTCCTCCGGGAGAGCCGGGCCCGGAGAATGGCGGTGCTCGACGCCCAGGACGCAGCGGCCAACGGGGACTCAGCGTGACCCTCTCTCGACGCCTGGACTGGAGGACCGGCGGGGTTCGACTCCCCGCCCCAGGCCTTGCCTCTCACCTCTCTCGAAAGGACGCTCAGATGACCTTCTCACACGAGACCAAACGCCGCGACTGGAAGGTGGCCGGGACGGCCTACTACGCCACCGCCGAGGCCTTCGGAGACCGGATCGCCAAGGCCAACCGCCGCCGGGAGACAGCCCGCAAGCGGGCCCTCTTCGCTGACACCAAGGCCAACCGGAAGCTCTACGGGACGCCCAGCGCCAACTTCCGGTTCACCCCGATGCCCTCCAGCGCCACCGACCTCCCGCCCTGGTTGGCCGCCTGGCCCGCCGCGATCACCGACGCGGTGACCTCGTGAGGCCGCTCCTCTTCGCCGCCCTGGTGGCCCTCACGGGCTGCCAGGTGGACATCCAGGTGGACGTCCAGGTGGGCTCTGGCCCGCCGCCCTGCGCCTGGACGGTCAACCACTCCGGGGTCGAAGAGTGCCACGTCGCCGGGCCCCTGCCCGACCCGCCTGGGAGCTTCATGGCGGTGGACACGACCTCCCACCTGGTTCTCTGAGATGACCACCCTGAACGCCTGGAGCGGCCCACTGGCGGGTTCGAGTCCCGCCCCCAGGCCTACCACCAAGGAGACGCACATGAGAGACCTGAACGTGCCCACCGAGATCACCACCGCGATGGACAGCGGAGCTGCCCTGGCGGTGTCACTCTCCGGCGGGAAGGACTCCCAGGCCATGGCTCTGGCGCTCGTCGCCTGGGCCAAGCGGGAAGGCTACTGGGGCGTCAACGAGATCTTCGCGGTCCACGCCGATCTGGGCCGCATGGAGTGGAGCGGAGAGAACGCCACTGGGCCCATCGTCGCCGCCCAGGCTGCGGCCCTGGACCTGGAGCTGCACGTCGTGAGACGGAGCGACGGCCGAGACCTCCTGGAGCGGATCCGAGACCGGCGGGAAGCGGTCGGACCTGACAAGCCCTTCTGGCCCAGCTCCAAGACCCGCTACTGCACCTCGGACCTCAAGCGCGAGCCGATCAACAAGCTCCTCAGGAAGTGGACCCACATCATCAGCGCGGAGGGGATCAGGAAGGCCGAGAGCAAGGCCAGAGCCAACAAGCCCTGCTGGGCTCCCCGCAAGCGGATCCTCTCCCAGACCCGCCAGGCCCACACCTGGAACCCGATCCTCGACTGGACTGAGGACGATGTCTGGGCCGCCCTGGGTGGCCGCGACGGCGACCTGGTCCACCCGGCCTACGGGATGGGGAACGAACGACTGAGCTGCGCCCTCTGCGTCTTCGGCTGCGACGGCGACCTGGTCAACGGAGCCCGGAACAACCCGCAGCTCTTCGACGCCCTCCTGGAGATGGAGCGCGACAGCGGCTGGCGCTGGACACAGTCGCGGAGCCTCGAAGAGGTGAAGCTCTGCCTCGACGGGAAGGCCCCGCTGGAGCTGGTCGAGATGACCGCCGGGCCCGACAAAGGGCAGATGAAGCTGCGGATCCAGCTCCCAGTCCTCAACACCTCAGGAGCCTGAACATGATCTACCTGCTGGGCGACATGACCAACGGCACGGCCAAGCTGGCCGACACCTACCCGAGGGGGATCGGGCGCTGCTACGTGGACTCGCGCCTGGACCCCTTCCCGGAGGAGCCCTGGATCCTGGACAACGGGGTCTTCCGGGCCTGGAACCGCAACGGCCGCGACCCCTCCACCGACTACGCCAAGGAGTACGCCTTCTTCGAGGCGAAGCTCGCGGAGGTGGCCGACCGGGCCGACGAAGGCCGGGGCCCTCTCTTCGTGGTCGCGGCCGACAGGCCTGGAGACCCGGCCAGCCTGGACGTGACGCTGGCCTGGCTGGACGACTGGCAGGAGCTGCTCGACGGACAGGACATCCCGATCTACGCCGCCGTGCAGGACGGGATGACCCCTGACACGGTCGAGGCCTCCGGGCTCCTGGAGCGGGTCTCCGGGCTCTTCCTGGGTGGCTCTGACGAGTTCAAGCTCACCGCCGCTGACTGGCGCGAGCTGACCTCGAAGCACGGGCTGGGATTCCACTGGGGACGCTGCACTCAGAGCGTGATCGCGACAGCGGTCGCCCTCGGCTGCGACAGCGCCGACAGCTCCCACCCCTGCCGCCTGGCCGGTGCCAGGTGGGCCAGATTCCTGGAGGTCTTCGACGCTGAGATGGCCGCCTGAAAAGCGGAAAGCATTGACCCGACATCGTGTCGGCTGTAACGTGGTAGCAGGACTCTCTCTCTCTCTCGAAAGGACCCCAACATGAGCTTCGCCCTCTCGACCACCGCCGACCGCGACCCGGAGAAGCAACCGGCCATCGTGATCACCTTCATGGAGGATGACGCCCTCTCCTTCGACTGCACCGACGCCGCCTTCTCCTGGCTCGACTCCAACGTCAAAGGCAACCTCGCCAGGCTCCGCATGATCCGCGACAGCCAGCGCGACCTGGACCGCCAGCACCGCAGCATCCGACAGGACAACGAGATGCTCCAGGAGATCGCCACCGCCCTCGAACCCCACCTCTAGGAGGACCACCAGATGATCCGAATCGGAAGCTACACTCCCTGGGGCGCGGCCGAGACCGTGACCCCGCTGGGCACCGAGGGCGCGGCCTTCGTATCGACGCCCGGCCACGGCGGGGTCTACCTGCCGCCAGCACTGGCCAAGAAGATGCCAGCCAGCATCGTCGCCGCCTCCTTCCTGAAGAGCGCAACCTGGTGGGAAGAGGACTGCGATGCCGCCTGGCCGATGGTGGTCCTGGAGCTGGGATCGGAGGCCGACCAGGCCGCCGCCCGCTCCTTCCTCGGCTGCTACAAGCCGGAGCTGCTCGCTCACCTGGACGGGGCATACCCGACCGGCCTTCTCTCTCTCGAAAGGAACTGACCCATGGACGACACGACCTACAGCATCATCCGGTTCAGCATGGACGCGCCCCAGGAGGTGATCAAGGAGGGCCTGACGCTCGAAGAGGCCCAGGAGCACTGCCAGGACGAGGACACGCACGGCCCAGGCTGGTTCGACGGCTACCGGGAGGAAGTGTGAACTCGACCACCTTCGGACTCCTCGGAGCTGGGGCCCCGTTCAGTGTGGCCTACGGGATGGGGGTGGACTCCACCGCCATGCTCGTGGGCCTGGCCGAGCGGGGGATCCGGCCCGACGCGATCCTCTTCGCTGACGTTGGCGGGGAGAAGCCGGAGACCTACGCCTACCAGGCCACCATGGACGCCTGGCTGCGCTCTGTAGGCTTCCCGGAGATCACAGTGGTCCGCTACCCTGGGCCGAAGAGCGGAGCCTACGACACGCTCGAAGGGAACTGCATCTCGAACGGGACGCTGCCCTCGCTGGCCTTCGGCTTCAAGAGCTGCTCGCTGAAGTGGAAGGTCGAGCCCCAGAAGAAGTGGGAGCGGGCCTGGCAGCCCGCCCAGGACGCCTGGGCCAAGGGCCTGCCCATCATCAAGGCCATCGGCTTCGACGCCTCTCCCAAGGACTCGAAGCGGTGCAGCTACGCGGCCGACAAAGTCGAGGACGATCCGAAATACCACTACTGGTATCCGCTCCGCGACTGGGGCTGGACACGCGAGGAGTGCATGGCCCAGATCGAAGCGGCCGGGCTCCCGGTCCCGATGAAGAGCGCCTGCTTCTTCTGCCCCGCGAACCAGGTCGAGGAGATCGTCTGGCTGACCGACAAACACCCGGAGCTGGCCGACCGGATCATCGCGATGGAGAACAACGCCAGGCCCAGGCTGAAGAAGATCGACGGGCTCTGGCGCAACGGGGTGAAGGGCACACGGGGCGGGATCCCGAAGCCTGGCCGGATGGCTGACTTCATCCACCGCTACCGGGGCACGGCCGAGAAGACCTGGCCGATCCAGCTCCCCGTGATTCAACCGACCAAGGAGGCCGCATGACCAGAGCCGTTGACCTCTTCGCTGGCTGGGGTGGGTTCACCCTGGGAGCGGAGCAGGCCGGAGTCGATGTCGTCTGGGCCGCGAACCACTGGCCCATGGCGGTGGAGGCCCACGCGCTGAACCACCCCGACACGATCCACGCCTGCCAGGATCTGACCCAGGCCGACTGGACCAAGCTCCCCGAGTACGAGCTGCTCCTCGCGAGCCCGGCCTGCCCTGGCCACTCGACGGCGAGCCAGCCCAGGCGACGGGCCTACCACGACGAGTCCCGCGCCACCGCCTGGGCGGTCGTGGACTGCGCCGAGGTGACCTGGCCGGAGACCCTGATCGTGGAGAACGTGCCCGCCTTCCGACGCTGGCAGCTCTACCCGATCTGGAAGAGCGCACTGCGCCAGCTAGGCTACGAACTCGAAGAGCACGTCCTCCGGGCCAGCCACTACGGGGTGCCCCAGCGCCGGGACCGGCTCTTCATCCTGGGCTCGCGGGTGGGGGCCCACATCACCCCCCGGAAGCCCTCGCAGGAGCCCGCCTTCGGGCCCTGCATCGACTGGGACGCCGGGGAGTGGCGACCCATCACGGTCGCAGGCAAGGGCGCTCAGAAGCGCATGGCTGCGGGCCACGCCCGGCACGGGGATCGGTTCCTCAGTCAACACACGACGGGCCACCGAGGCATCAGCCTGGACGAGCCCATCAGGACCATCACGGCCCAGGACCACTGGCTCGCGGTGGACGGAGATCTCTACCGCCCGCTCACGATCCGAGAGACGGCTCGCGGGATGGGCTTCCCGGAGGACTACGCCTGGCCAGAGAACGCCACGCGGACGGACTCCATCATCGGCCTGGGCAACGCAGTCTGCCCGCCCGTGGTCGCGGACATCATCAAGGAGGCAGCATGAACAAGACGAGAGCAGTGGTCACCTGGAGGCACCTCGGCGCTCACCCCCACCAGGGCCGCCAGCTCCACACCTGGATGGGCGAGTTCCCAACGGTGACCGAGACGGTCTGGGACCAGGAGCTGGACGACCAGCTCCAGCCCAGCAACTTCATCTGCCGGATCGAATCCTGGCAGCCGACCGGCAGCCCGGCGACCGTGGGGTTCTGGTTCCGGCTGGTCAAGCAGGGCCGCCACGCGGGAGGGCGCAGGTACTCGACCCACAAGACGCTGGCCCTCGCCCAGGCCTACGCCGACCGCTGGGCCAGGGGCCGCTTCTACTACCAGCGCGACGTCAAGTAACACGATGCAACATGATGCAACGTCAGCGTTGACACGACGGGATGACGGGTGTATTAGTTCAGTAGGATCTCTCTCTCATCGAAAGGAGGCCACCATGGCCGCACCGCTCTACGACGACCTCGGTCAGCGCCTGACGGACTGCTGCGCTGCCTACTCCACCTACGCGGAGTGCGGGACCTTCGACAGGCCCGGCGAGACGACTGAGATCCTCTGCTGCAAGAGCTGCTACCACCCGGTCGCGATAGGCCAGGGTGACGGCACAGAGTTCCGGCCCGGAGTCACCTCCGAGGCCTACTTCCGGGAGACGTTCCGCCGCCAGATGTGGCGGGACATGATCTCCCAGACCCGGCCAGAGAACTGGCCAACATTCTCTCGAAAGGAGACAGCATGAAAGGCATGATGCTTCACTGCGGAGCCGCGCTCGCGACCCGCACCGAGGTCTTCGAGGCGGCAACGCCCGACGAGACCGACACTCACTTCCCGGTGCCCCACGGGGCCCTGATCGAAGTGATCGAACGCCACGTCCAGGCCAGCGGATTCCACATCGCCAGCGAGGAGTACGGGCTCTGGAAGGATGGCAACCGGATGTTCGGAGTCTGGGGTCTGCAGAACGGGGCCCAGGTCGAACACGAGGACTTCCAGTTGGTGATGGGGGTCCGCAACTCTCACGACAAAGCGTTCAGCGCCGGGATGGCGGTGGGCAGCCGAGTCTTCGTCTGCGACAACTTGGCCTTCAGCGCCGAGATCGTGATCGCACGGAAGCACACCAGGTTCATCATGCGTGACCTGGACAAGATGGTGGCCGAGGCCAGCGGCAAGATCGCCCAGGCCCGAGTCAGCCAGGCCCAGAGGATCGAAGCCTACAAGGCGACGGACCTGGATGACGCCCAGGCCCACGACCTGATCATCAGGAGCGTGGACGCCCAGGTGATGGCCAACAGCTACATCTCGAAGGTCCTCCACGAGTGGAGAGACAGCGAGCACGAGGCGTTCGCACCGCGCACCGCGTGGTCGCTCTTCAACGCCTACACCCAGGTCTTCAAACAGACCAACCCGCTGGACCTCACCCAGCGGAGCGTCCGACTCCACGGCCTGATGGACATGGCCACGGACGCCTTCGGAGTGGAGGCCGGGACACCGGACTTCGGAGAGGGCCTGCGGAAGCTGGCCGGGATCGAAGAGGTGGAGGCGGTCGAGGTCGAGGCCGCACCGCTGCCGGAGCCCCAGGCCCGGATGGGATTCACCTTCTAACACGGTACGCCTGGCCGGGGTTCGACTCCCCGGCCGGGCCATGCAGGACCCCTCGAAAGGAGAACGAGATGAGGAAGGCACAACGGAAGGCTGCGGAGGATCTGATCGGCGCAGCGCAGCAGATGATCAAGGCCGTCGTGGATCCCAGCGGGACGGGCACCAGGCCCCCGCTGGGCTGGGACGTGAGCAAGCTCCAGTTCGCCGTGCAGGCAGCAGAGGGCGAGTTCGCCCAAACGGAGGGAGCCTGAGACGGCCCTCCGCGACATGAACCGGGCCCAGCTCGAAGAGACCCTGGAGGCCAACACCTCGGACGGCCCGTTCGGATCGGCCCTGGCCGAGGAGATCCAGGAGGCCCTGAAGTGGGTCTGCAGGACCTGTGGCAAGCCTGGAGCGGACATCGTGACCGACCGCTACGGGATCTACTACGGGACGCTCTGCGAGCCTTGTGAGAAGGCCAGCGGGATCGGGGACTTCGTCTTCGATGAAGCCTACGCGGGCGAACGACTCGAAGAGGACTACTAGCCATGGACAACATCGGAAGACCCTCGAAGGACCACCTCCTCGCGACCGGGAGGCTCGACAAGGTCCACGACGGGCTGGAGTGCGGAGGCATCACCGAGACCACCATGACCTCGGTCGAGGTCTGGCAGTGTGGCCGACCGACCAACCAGTGGCGGCTCTACCGCGATCAGCATGGCGTGGATCGGGTGATCCCGGAGCCGAACCCCACCATCAAGGAGTGGCCCCAGGATGACTGACATACAGCGAGCTGGACCCGTGATCGGGATCGTGCGCCTGGAGAAGTCACGCCACCCAGACCTGGACCCGGTCAGCTTCGCGACCATCGACGGCGACCGATACCACCAGGTGCAGGAAGGCGTGGTCCTGGGGGACGACCTGGTGCTGTGGGAGGAGGGCGACAACTCGCGGCCGATGGCCTGCGATCTGCGCTGGGTGCTCCAGCAGGCGGCCGGGTACATGACCGGCAGCCAGGAGGGCGTGACCCGAGAGGGGGCGGCCGAGCCGACCCGCCAGGAGGAGAACGAACGCTACGGCGAGGGGGGAGTCCTCGACGCCGAAGAGGACCAGGCCCACCTCGACCGCCAGGCCGAGGAGGAGGAGTGAAGTACGACCTGAAGAAGCCGTGCCACTCCTGCCCGTTCGTGATCGCCCACAAGTTCCCGCTGCGGCCTGAACGGATCGAAGAGATCCGGGACTGCCGGGCCGAGTTCTCGTGCCACAACACCGTGGATTACGACGGCGACGAGGAGGTCTACGACGAGGAGGGGGTGGCCAACCCCTACCGCAGCACCAAGGGGGAGAAGCACTGCATGGGCCACCTGATCGTCTGCTGGGCAGACTGGGGTGGGTTCGACCAGCTCCAGGCGATGTCGGCTCGCGCTGGGCTGTTCAAGCCGGAGGAGCTGCCGACACCAGAAGAGGCCGGGGTCTTCGAGACCTGGGACGACATGATCGACGCTAACGAGGAGAGCTGAGATGGCGAACACGAAAGACGGTGCCAGATTCATCCACGAGGAGAGCGGGCTGCGCGAGTTCATCAGGAAGGGGCTCGTGGACCAGCAGGGCCTGGAGGACGACCTGGTGCAGATCGCGATGAACCGCTGGAACGACGACTTGGATCCGGTGGGCCCCTTCGAGCACGGTGTCTTCGCCGTGATCGTGAGCATCTTCGAGAAGATGGAGGAGCAGCAGGCCAATGACGACGACTGAGCGAGTACGACCTCACAGAGACATGACGGGCGAGGAGCTGACCACCTGGAGGCAGCAGCAGGCCGGGGACTACGCCTACGCCAGGAACCAGCGCCGACCCGGCTGGAACCAGCGACGGGCGGCCCACTGGTACGGGGTGAGCGAGCGCCAGTGGCAGCGATACGAGAACAGCGAGAGCCCGGTCCCGCTGTCCCTGGTGAAGAGGCTGATCGCATACGAGACGAGCTTCGACCAGACCGTGGACCGGCTCTTCGACACCACGCCCACGCAGCTCGAAGACCAGGACGGGATCTTCCCCGAGCTGAAGGGCCGATGAGCCGCCTCTTCGAGTGGGCCTGGAAGGTGGTGGGCCGCGCTGGCGGGATCGCCCGGTGGATCTTGGTCCTGGGCTTCCTGGCCGCAGCCGCCACCCCGGCCGAGGCACAGACCCACGCCCGCCTGACCTCGAAGACGGTCTCGGGGGACACCAAGACGTGCTACTACAAGGCCAACGGGAACGTCCACACGAGGCTGGTCGGGAGGTCCAGGCCCTGCCCGTTGAGCATCCCGATCCGGGAGCCCCTACCACGGCCCAGGCCAGACTGACGCGACATCCCAGCCCCCCGGTTGCGGGAAAAAGTTTTCGGACATATTGTGGTGGCTCGAAAGGGAGCGAAAGGATGAAGTACAGGATCCACCTGGGCCGTCACGTCGGCCGGGGCAAGACGATCATCGACGCTATCGGCAAGCTCATGCTCGAAATCCAGAAGCATGGCACCAAGAGCGAGACCGAGTCGATGGCCCGCTCCATGATGGGGATTGTCGAACTGGGCACCCGCCTGGATAAGGCCTGGGACGTGAGCACCGGGCTACCTGAGGAGAGAAACTGATGGACCGAGTCAGATCATTCACAGAGCGCCAGATCCTGGAGTGCCTGAAGGCCCCCGAGCCCCAGACCGTCCGTGACTTCGCGGCCGTTGGGCTCACGCGCAGCCACACCCTGAAACACGCGCTGATGGACCTGGAGCGGGACGGCCTGATCGTCTCCCGCCTGGAGGGAGCGAGCAGCCCCCTCCGCACCTACGAGCTAGTCGCCCAGTGAACAACGAGAGTGCCTGTGGGGGGCCACCGTGTCAGAGTTCTTGCGATTCGCTGGACGGTGGAACTACGGGAGGCGGCCACATCCAAAGCGATGGCCTCCGGGTTCGAGTCCCGGCCTCTCTATCGGGAGCAGAACGATGAAGTGGATCACGCTGAACGAGGCCGCTGAGTGTACCGGCTTCACGCGCCAGTGGGTCCAGAAGAGGATCGCGGACGGCACCTTCAAGGCCGAGAGGAAGGGCACCCGAGTCCACATCGACGGCAACTCCGTGCAGGACTGGATGGTGGCCGAGATGGACCTGATCCAGGAGCGATGGAAGTTCTACTATCACCACCTTCCCAACGGATACCATGGCAAACCGAAGACCGATTAAGAAGTCCCCGGAGCAGATCCGGGAAGAGTTCCTGGCCCGACGTCGCACCGGCATCGGGGGCTCCGACGTGGGGGCCATCATGGGCGTCAGCCAGTACGCGGACGGCCTGGACGTCTACCTCGACAAGGTCGATCCCCCACCCGACTTCGATAACCCTGCGATGGAGCGCGGCCGTTACCTGGAGCCCGTCGTCTCGAAGATGTACGAGGTGACGTCGGGCCGCCGCCTGACGCACGGCAAGTTCCGGCGCGACCAGAAGAACAAGTTCCTGATCGGCAGCCCGGATCGGATCATCAAGCCGACCGGCCGGAAGCCCTACGCGGCCGACGTCAGCAGCCCCGGAGTCCTGGAGATCAAGACGGCCAACCGCTACGTCCTGAAGCAGATGAAGGAGGGGGGTCTGCCGAAGAGCTACATCCTCCAGCTCCAGCATTACATGGGCCTGAGTGGCACCACCTGGGGGGCCTTCGCGGTCCTCTGCGCTGACCCCTGGGAGTTCCTCACCTTCACCGTCGAGTTCGATCAGGAGCTGTACGACAGGGTGCGCGAGGTGCTCCAGCGATTCTGGGTGGACCACGTCCAGGCCAAGGTGCCACCGATCCCGAAGCCCATCGACTACGGGGACACCGACGAGGTCAAGGCCGACACGGCCGTCACCATCTTCGACCCCGGCAGCACCGGCCTGGTGCAGTGGGAGAAGAGCGTCGATCTCTTCCGCGAGGCCAACGCGATGCTGAAGCTGGGAGCCGAGGCGAAGGAGTTCGCGAGGGCCCAGATGATCGAACAGATGACGATGGGCAAGGGGATCTACGAGGGAGGTGGGGCGAGGGTCCACTACCTCCAGAGCAAGGGGCGCAGGTCGTTCCAGCAGCGCGAGCTGCGAGCGATGCAGCCGCTGGATCCCATCAAGATGGGGTCGCTGCTCACCGAGGCAGGCCTCGACCTCGACACCATAGAGACCCTCTTCGAGAACGCGACACTCAACCTGGACGACTTCGTGAAGGTCGGGAAGCCGTTCGACACCGTGAGAATGTACGACAGCAAGGAGCTGATCTGATGGCTGCAAAGAAAGAGACCAAGAGCCTGGTCCAGGTGATCGACACCCAGGCCCACAAGATCCGAGAGATCCTGCCCGAGGGACAGAACAGCGAGAAGGACGCGGCCCGAGTGATCCGGCTGGCCCGGCTCGCCATCGTCCGCAACCCGAAGCTCATGGACTGCACCCCGATCAGCGTGGTCGAGTCGATCATGGTGGCCAGCCAGCTAGGCCTGGAGATCAACAGCCCCATCGGTGGCGCACATCTCGTCCCTTTCGGGAAGAAGTGCCAGATGATCCCCGACTACCGGGGCCTGATCCGGCTGGCGCTGAAGAACGGGGACTGCGGAAAGCTCGTGGCTCGCGAGGTCTACGAGGGCGATATGTTCCACGTCATCCAGGGGACCACCGAGATGATCGAACACGTCCCGCTCCTGGGTGACGAGCCCCGAGGTGACGACAACATCAGCGGCTTCTACGCCGTGGCCACCCTGGCCAACGGGCTGACCGTCCACGAGTACGCTCCCCGAGGAGACGTGGACAAGATCCGGGCCCGCTCGAAGGCGGGCAGCTCCGGCCCCTGGAAGACGGACTACGCAGCCATGGGCAAGAAGACCATGATCAAAAGGGTCCTGAAGTGGCTGGACCTCTCCCCTGACCTCGCCATGGCCATTGAGTACGACAACCGGGGGGAGACAGGCTACTCGACCTCCACGAGCGACAGGGACACCGAGGAGACCGTCGAGGAGGACATGAAGGAGCAGGCCCAGCAGGCCCAGAAGGAGCTGTCGGAGAACCTGGACGAGGCCCGTCGTAAGGAGCTGATCGGAGAGCCCCATGATTGAGACCATAGGCATGACCCTGGTCGGGCTGGCGGGGGTCGCGGTGATCGGGCTGCTGATGACCCTGGCCGGGGGGCTCCTCGGATACATCTGGTCCGTCCTGGTGGATAGACCATGAAGCTCTGGCAGGTGCTGCTGCTGATCGCCATCGTCCTCCTGGCCGGGGCCTTTCTCGTGTCGCTGTTCTTCATCGCGACCGGGCCCCGGATGTGATGGAGCCAGACGCGGCATGGATGGACCTCTCAACCCTGGCTGACCTGGGCGGGGTGCTGCCTATCATCTCCTACACGGAGCGGTGGGGCTGGCAGAACGCGGAGGTGGCCGACTTCTTCGCCGCCCTGGAGAGGCACGGCCACCTCCGGGCCTACGACAGGACGACCTGGTGCATCACCTACCTGATCCAGGATCCAGGGCTCACGGAGGACTTCGAGGTGGTCTGGAAGATCTACCCGAAGAGGGTGGCCAAGCAGAAGGGATACCACGCCTACTCAGCCACGAGGAAGGGGCGCAACGGGAAGCCTGGGGTCACGGCCCGGCTCCTCTTCGAGGCCACCGAACGGTACGCCTTCGCCCGCGCTGGCGAGGAGGGTGAGTTCACGCTGAACCCGGCCACGTTCTTCGGGCCCGACGAGCGGTGGAAGGAGAAGCACAAGCCGAAGACCAACAGCAAAACGAAGGGGACGCAGGGATGGAGCAGACCGACGAGCAGGGACCTGACGAAGGCCCCCCAGGCTGGCACGGCGAAGAGCCCTGGCCGGAAGAAGAAGACGCCAAGTCCGAAGCCGCCTCCCAGGCCGAGGAACCCCCGGAAGAAGAGCCCGCCGAAGGACGACCCACTGGGCGATCTGTAAGCGTCCAGCTCTCCGAGGAGCAGGAGCTGTCGCTCACCAAGTACCGGGAGGAGCGCCACCTCGCGGAGCAGGACACCCCGCCCTACGTCGATGCCCTCGGGTACGAGCTGGAGCTTCTCAACCGGGCGAAGCTGGAGTGGACGTCAGACATGGTGCTGACCACCCCCTACGAGGCGTGGAACCGGGTGTGCGGGGACGAGGGTGGGCTCACCGGGCTGGCTAGGGGCTGGCACGTCATGGTGGCCGGGAACACCGGGATGGGGAAGAGCCTGGTGGCCATCAACCTCGCAGCTCACGCGGTGAAGAGCGGGGAGAAGGTGGGCATCATCAGCCTGGAGATGAGCAAGCCCCAGTTGATGACCCGCTACCTGGCCATCCACACCGGCAAGGAGATCAGGAAGCTGGAGTGGGGGCCACGGTACGACGAGGCCGTGGCCCTCGAAGCGAACGCGCTGGTCGAGGAGAACCACGAGGAGAAGGGTGGGATCCTGATCACGAACGACCGGCGCGTCTCCAACCTCGAAGACATCATCGCGTCGATGCAGTACCTCCACGAGTACCGGGGCGTGACCGCCTTCGTGACGGACTACCTCCAGCTCGCCTGGACCGGCAACGCTGAGAAGATGAGCGACCGGATCACCGAGGTCTCCCACGCCATCCAGGGCACGGCCGCCGACCTCTCCGTGGTGTCCATCGGGGTGAGCCAGTTCAACCGGCAGACGTCGGGTGCAGCGGAGAAGCCCAAGGTCCAGGGGATGATGGGCGGCAGCGCCCTGGAGAACGACAGCGACCAGGTGCTGCTGCTCGACCACACGACGTACAAGGAGACCGGCATGAGCCAGGCCATGATCAAGCTCCTGGTCGCGAAGAACCGACACGGGAGCTGCGGGGAGATCCCGCTGATGTGGGACTACACCACCCTCCAGGCCAGGCAGACCGACGCCCGCGAGTTCGAGCGTGATGACTGATGCACACTGACTGCGACTACCCGAATCTGTGGAGGGTGACCTACGACGGCGGGGCGACGTTCATCCCGGTCTGTGAGGTCTGCCATCGGTTCGTGAAGCCCGACAAAAAAGTGTTCTGTGGCGATGGGGGACTGAGCCCTTTGCCCAACGCGACGTGCAAGAAGTGTGGTCGCACGAGGATGCACTTCGAGGGATTCATGCCGTCGATCCACAACCAGGCCGATGACTGACCGACGCCTGGGGCACGGGGATCAGATCCCGCTGATGAAGATCCCGCCGCCGCTGGAGAAGGCAGAGCAGCGCCTGATCATCGACCTATACGAACAGGTGGGGCTCGTCGTCATCCAGTTCAGCCAGCCCTTCAGGGCCACCCAGACCGAGGGCATCGCGGACACGCTCATACTTGACCCCAAGCGCCAGGCCTCGTGGTGGCACGAGGTAAAACGTCGCCAGGGCCCCGAGTACAAGAAGGTGAAGAGCGTTCAGTCGCCGCATCAGAAGCAGTTTCAGGCGTGGGTCGAGTCGGTGGGGATGCGCTACATCATAGGGCCGCTCTCAACGGCCAGCGAGGAACTCTACGAAAGGGGAATCATCAGATGATGCCGATTCAAGAGATGCGGCTGCCGCCGCAGGTTGCAGACACCCTGGCCCACGGGACCAAGGCCTACCGGATGGGGGAGTGCGGGATCTTCGTCTCCCAGGAGCCTCTGGACCTGGTCTTCCCGAGACGCTGGCACCTGTCGATCAGTTGCCAACGCCGCTACCCGACGTGGGATGAGATCGGCAGGGCCCGAGACTCACTGCTGCCCGACGACGTCTTCATGTGTGTGCCCTTCCCGCCGCGAGCCCACTGGATGTCGATCCACCCGAACTGCTTCCACCTCTGGCAGTTCCGGGACGACAACCTGGAGGCGCAGATGAAGCTCGAAGGGGAGCAGGCGGCCGAGGACGGGAAGAACCAGCCGGAGCCGGAGTTCCGAGGATGACCACCAACGGACAGGGGGACTTCTTCGATGGCCAGCCCCCCGAGGACGGGTTCACCTTCGAGCAGCTCCTGGCGCTGGAGCGAGTGCCGGTAGCGAAGTGCCCCTACTGCACCAGGACACTCAAGGTCTACAAGTGGAAGCTGGGATCCTTTGCCACCTTCCTGATCTGGCTCTACCGAGCCCGCACGAGCCCGGAGGAGTGGCTCCACATCAGGAACTGCCCGAAGGAGATGAGGATCGACGGTGTGGACGTGACGATCTGGAATGGTGGGGGCGACTACGCCAAGCTGGAGTGGTGGGAGCTGATCGAAAACAGGCCCCTGGATCCTAAGTCCGAGCAATCATCCAGCGGTCAATGGCGGATCACACCGAAGGGAGTGCGGTACGTCCGCAACGAGCTTGCTGTCCCCAAGTACGCCTTCTACAGGCCACCGCTGGAAGTCCTCGGGTGGCACGAGGACGTGATTATGATGGCCGAGTCCATACCAGCCTACTTCAACTATCGGGCCCTGATGAGAGGAGAGTGGTGACCATGTTTGAGAACCAGATCAGAATCCTGCACGAGCCGGAGCTGCGTCACGTCCTGGCCCACCTGTCCCAGGCCATCGAAGCCGTGGCCATGGGGCAGCCGCTCCTGGCCCAGGCCGAACTCGCCAGCATTGAGGGCCTTGTGTTCTACGAGGATGAGTCCCAGGCTGAAGCCATACTACTCGCACGTCAGGAGGGGCAAGATGGAGACCAGGGCCAAATGCACGAAACGGAAGGGACCGAAGCGGAGACCACCCCGGAAGGGGAAGTAGGCGAAAAACGAGGCCCTCAGTTGCCGCCTGACGGGCCTGGGGGGTCACCCAGGTAGTCTAGTGACCCCTCTTTTTGTGCTCGTGGGGCTCCACGTTCACATCCACATCCACGTCCCCATCGTTGTGGATGTCGGCCGGTCGATCCGCGATCCGCTTCACCTGCCAGGCCATGAACGCAGCGATGATGACGAGCGCACCCTGGCCGACTCGCACCAGGTTGGAGCCCCCGCAGGTGTTGCACTCCCGCTCCGCGATCTCCTGACGTAGGCCCACCAGGTTCGCGTTGAGGTTGGCGATCATCGCACTGTCGGACATCACCGTGATCTCGTTGGTGATCTCCAGCGGTGGGAGGTTGATCGTGTTCTCCACGACAGGTGGCACCTGAGGGATCACGATTGGATCCTGGCCAGCCAGTTGCCCGACCCAGAGGACTCCCGTGACAAGCAACAGGCTAAAGCTCCTGGCGCTCCGTAAAGTCTGTGGGCTATACCTCTGAATCGGGCGCATGATCATTCTCCGGTGTTGAGTGCGTCGAGGACCCAGGCGCTCGACTCTCGGACGAGCTGCCAGACCCGCTCGCCCACGTCGGGCAGGAAGACCAGCAAGGCGACGATCACCAGGAACATGATCAGCATCAGCTTCTGGGTGCCGCTGACGTTGTCGAAGAACTTCATGGCTCACACCCTCACCTCGAAGTGCGGCAGATCGTGGAACGTCTGGTCCTCCAGCTTCCGGTCGCCGTCCCAGTCACCACCCCACCGGATGTCGATCTCCATCTCCTCGGCCGTCCCGAGGACGAAGCCGCCGAAGTAGTACCACCTCGCCACCTCCCTGACGTAGCCCTCGACCAGGGCCATGACCTCGGCCTCCTGCTCGCCTGTGAGCTGCCCGGCCACGCTCTCTATACGGGAGAGCAGCTTCTGGGCCTGGGGCCAGGAGAGGGGATCTGGTGCAGCGTCAACGGCTTCCGCGAGGTCACGTACACCCTCCCCCGTGATGTGCTTCGAGTTCATCGTCTTGCTGACGCCCTTGGCGACGTTCTTCTCCTGCTGCTCGACGGTGCGCTCGGCCTCCAGGATGGTGTTGGGGAAGTTCTCGCCCACCCTCTTCATCAGGCGCTGCAGCTCGTCGTGCGCCGTGGCCAGGCGGGCCAGGCTCGTGGCCCCGTAGTTGTTGCCAGCCATCAGCGTCTCTGGTTGGTGAGCTGTCGGATCAGGGCCGCCCGGTTGACGTCGTCAATCCTGGGGCTGCGCCTGGGTGGGATCCCGGTGTTGACCACGGCCGCCGCGTTGGCCCGGCTCATGCCGCCATCACGGAACTGCCGGATCACTTCCTGCGAGGTGAGCCCGTGGCTGTTGATCGCCTTCAGTGCGAGCTGGTGGGCGTCCGCGAAGACCCTGGCCCGAGACCGCTCCGACCGATGGAAGGCCTCCGTCAGCTCCTCGTCCGTGACGGTGCCCCCACGGTTGGACACGCGGTTGAGGATCCGGTTCGCATCGTTCAGCCTGCGGTCCATCTCCGTGGTGCGGAAGCGCATGGCCTGACGGACGTCGGTCTTCTGCAGCCGGTGCCCTGTGACGACGGCCAGGAACTCCGTCGTCGCGTCGAACTCCTGGCCGAAGTTGTTGGTCTCCTGGTTGATGCCCTTCGCGATCCGCCTGGCGCTGGCGAAGGTGCCGGGCTCTATGGCACCCCACAGGTGTTCGAGGATGGCGAAGGCCTGGTCCACCTTGTGGTCCTCCGGGTTGAAGACCTGGCCGCCGGAACGCTTCAGGTTGCTGTTGATCTCCCCGAGCTTCCCGAACAGGATCTCCTCCCCGATGAACGGAGCAGCGGCCTGGAGGGTCGCCTCCAGGAGGGCCTCCTCCCAGTCGCCCTCGCCCGAGAACAGCCGCCGGAGGGGGTCACGCAGGTAGCTGTACGGATCCGTGTACGAGAGGTCGATGATCGAATAGACCCCGTCCACTGGCGGGCTGGTGTAGATCAGCGAGCTGTTCTCCTGCCACGGGGCCAGGAAGGGACGCAGATCCTTGTCCTGCTGGGCGTCCACGCCGTTCTTGAAGCGGGACGCTGCCGACGCCGCGTAGACGCCACCGGCCGCGACGGTGAGCCCGGCCATCCGGGTGGCCCCGATCTTACGGATCTCTGGGTTGGGAGAGCGGACCTCCTTGATGGCCAGGCTGATCGTGTGCCAGCCGGTGCGGAACACCTCGGCCGGGAACGAGACGAACGAGCCCATCAGGATGTTCTTCCGCAGCGCCTGGACCCCGGAGGAGATCATGCCGTAGTTCGGGTAGGTGTTCCTCACGATCCAGGCTGCGGTCTCTTCGACCTCGGCCTCGGTGGCGTTGGGCAGCGCCTTCCTGTACCGGGCGAACTCGTTCTCGAACGCGACGATCTTCCAGAGGTCGTCCTCGGCCCGGTAGATCGCGGTGGCTCCCTTGATGAACCCCCTCATCCCCTTGGAGAGCAGCCCCTCGTCGGGGCTGATGTTGTCCAGCCCCTTCCTGGAGGCGTCCCTCATCACGGCCGCCAGCTCTCCGGCGTGGGCGCTGCTGTCCACGACACCGAGCATCTGGATCCGCTTGTAGTACGACTCCCACGGGCTCTCGCCCGGCAGCAGGCCATCGCGGAGCCGGAGCCTGCGCTCGTTCTTCAGCCTCTGCGCGGTGCTCTGGGCCCCGGCGCGGGCCTGGACTTCGATGCCGACCTTCCCGGCGAGGAACCGCTTGGTCAGCCGCCCTCCCCTGCTGATGCCCGTGCTGGCGTTCACGGCCTGGATCGCCCGGCCGAAGTGCTGCAGCCGCCAGTGTCCGTTGGCCGTCGCGAAGCCAGCGTTGCCGATCAGGTTCCTGACGTGGGTCATCACGGACATGACCGTCTTGTCGAGCTTCACGACGGCGTTCGCTTTCAGGTAGGCGCTGTAGAGCCAGTTCTTCTGGCCAGGCACATCGAACTCACGCTTGAAGGCGTCCGCGATCTCTCGGGTAGTGAAGAGACCACTGAGCGGCTCCATCACCTTCGAGCCCTTGGCCGCGATGGGCACGATGAAGGAGCCGTTGGCGTTGGTCGTCTGGACTGTGTGGAAGAGGCCGTTCGGGTTGTCGGCTGTCGCCTTCAGGCTGTTCTTGACCTCGGTGAGGAAGCCGTGGCTGGAGAGGTCGCGAGCCATCTGCGACACGCTCCTGGCGTAGCGCAGCCTGACGTCGGTGTGCTCCCCCATCAGGGCCCGGATGGCGGGGTGGATGTCCTTCCGCTTGATCAGCATCGACAGGTTCTTGGACCCGAGGGTGCCGCCGGTCAGGAACTGGAGCGGGCTGTCCACCTGCTTGTCCAGGATGCCTTCGATGAGCCCCTGGAGCTGATTCTCGTCCAGGTCTGGGCGCTCCTTTCGCAGCCAGCTCCTGGCCCTGTTGACGATGGGCTTCGGGATGTTCTCAAGCTGCCAGGAGGGGGTGTCGAACACCTTGTAGGATCGGCTGAGATAGACGCCCAGGTTGTCTGCGATCACGGCGGCCAGGTCACCCTCGACCATGCCCGACTGGATCATCTGCTGGGAGAAGCCGTCCACCCTCTCGCGCATCTGCCTGACGATGGGCCGGAGCGGTTCCGGGATCCTGGACAGCGGGATCTGGCCACTCAGCGCAGCGTTGAGCCGACGCTTCTGGGAGGTGTTCATGTTGGGTGTGCCGTAGGCGTCCCGCAGGGCGTCATCGAACCGGCGCAGCGTGAACGTCATGTCCGTGATCTGAGCGCCGAACCACCCCTGGGACTTCAGCAGCAGCCGCCAGGCGCGGTGGGGGAGATCGCCAGGAGCTGTGAAGTTTCTCTGGAGGAAGGCACCCACTCGTCGCCCGGCTGCAGCGACGTCAACCTTCAGGGCTCCGGCCTTGGCACCGAGACGTCCTCTGGCCAGCTCCTTGCCCATGTTGAAGAAGCCTCCACGTCCGTTGGCCTGGGTGCCCTCGGGAGCCTTCGGTGGGATGGGATCCGTGACTCGCCTGGGGACTACCTCAGGGGCACGGGATGGGCCCTCGGCCGGTGGGGTGTGCTTGACCTCTACCTCAGGGTTATGAAGATCCCCCTGGGCGGCCCTCGCTGGTGCTAGTCGTCCAGCTTGCCCATCTCCCGCAGAGCGCCCTGGATCCCGTTGTGTATGTTCTGGGCTTCGATCTCGTCCCAGTCCACCCTCCCCAGTGCCGGATCGACGTTGCCTGGCGGCCCCTGCCTCTGGCTCGCCGGGAAAGAGGAGTCGTCCGTCGGGGATCTCTCCCCCGCTCGCGATGAGCCGGGGGTCCTGTCCTTTCGGAACGTCATTGGAGTACCTCTGGTGGGATGTGAAGAGGCCTGACTCGACCGCTTCATGGTACATCGCAGTAGGAGCGTCACCTACCTCATCTAAAATATACGCTTCCGGTATGTACTTGTCACTGTTTTTGAACCTCAGATAGGCCCGACGCGCTGCCTCCAGGGGCGGGATCTCGTTCAGCACGATGTGGACTTCGTAGCCAGCCTTCCGCAGGTTGGCCGCCTCGTCTATGACGTGTCTCCGGCTCTTGCCGATCATCGGCATGACGATGTTGTCCCCGCGCAGCAACGCCGCTTTCAGCATCCTGTTGTGGGCGAGGAGGGACGACTCCCTGTGGACCGTGCCCGCTGCCCGGCCGCCGTCGTGCTCTGGCAGGCCCTTCTTCCACTCGTCGCTGTCGATCAGCAGCCCACGGATCGCCCTCACAATCGGGTTCGAGATCGTGGACTTCCCGGCCGCTGGCGGGCCGGTCACCATGTAGATGATCCGCTGCCGCCTCACAGCTCCCTCGAAGTAGGCACCGGCCTTCTTCCGAGCCTCAATGCCGCCCCAGAAGCCCGCGTTGTCTTCGGCCGTCAGCCTCGTGTCGATGGGGTCGTGGACCTCCGCGACCCGCTGCGGATCCCAGACCGGCCCGGCCTCTGCCCTGGTATCGCCATCGGAGTGCAGGTTCGTGGTGTCGTTGGGGTCGCCTGGCTGCGGACGCCGACGTGCTGCGATCCAATCTGGATCGTTGTTCATCACCCGCTGCAGGGCGGGCCGATCCGGTGCCGCCAGGGCCGCGTCGTGCATCGCCTGGTTCTCGGGGGTGAGCACCTTCGGCCGTCTGGTCAGGCCTGCGTCTGCTGGGTCGAGCTGGGAACCGGCACCAGGAGGAGTCACGTCTGCCGCCTCCGCTGCCGCCGCCCGCTCTTCTGCGTCCAGGCGCACCCCCTCCGAGTCAAGGGCCTCCGCGAGCGTCTGCTCGCTCAACGGTCTGTTCTCCCCTGCCGTGGACCTCCGTATCGGGAACGCCTCGGGGCCCGTCCTGGTGCCTCCCTGGGCCGTCGTGGGATCTCTGAAGCGGGGGTCCAGGTCCCCAGGTTTCTTGATCTTGCCAGCGAACGGTGTCGCGCCGATCAGTGCGCTGGCCACGATCCCGAAGACGAGGTTGTTCGCTCGCTGCTGGGGGTTCTCGGCCTGGTACGCGAGATCGAACGGGATCCCCTCGACGGCCGCCTGCAGCATCCTGGTCCCACGAGTGACCGGGACGTTGGGGTTGAACGACTGCAGGAAGGCCCGCGTCCTCGTGCCCCTGGCAGCCATCGTCGCCGTCGCGGAGACGCCCACGTTGGTCAACCTGATCATGGCCCCGGCCGCTCCGAGGAAGCCCACGGCACCACCGACCTTCTCCCAGCCGGTGCGGTCCAGGGTGTCGAAGAGGTCCGTGATGGTCAGGGCCGTGGGCTCCAGACCGAACACGCCCCTGACTGCGGTGGTGGCCTTGTCGATCAGGTCGTTCACATGGCTGTCGAAGCGCCCGCCGGTCTCCGCGTCGAGGAACGCACGACCGGCCGAGAGGGTCATCCTGACAGGCAGCGGGATCTTCTCGAACCTGGTCTGCAGCTCCTCCCTGGACTTCTCTATCGCAAGCCTGAGACGGTCGTGGTCCGTGACGGGTGTCCTGGCCGCGTCCTCAAGCGGTGGCGGGGGAGGGGTGACCCCCGTGCCGGTGGCCTCACGGGTGACGTCGGGCTGGGCGCGGACGACCGTCCTGGCTATGTCTTCCGGGTCGCGCTCCTTGATCCCCATCTCTGCCAACGCTGCTTCACCGGCAGCGTTCAGGGACTCCCCGAGTGACATCGGCTCCTGAACGTGGGGGATCCTGGCGGGCTCTAGTCCGAGCGTCCTCTCGAAGAACCCAGGCTCCTGCCTCTGCCGCTCCAGCACCGCCTCCTGGGCGGTGGGGATCTGCGGAGCTGGCCCAGCATCGGGACGCTCCACGAACCCCCGCTCGAACGGATCGAAGACCTGGGTCTCGGGGTCGGGTCCACCGATCTCCCCGAGGGGCTGCATCTCCGTGGGCGCTCTCGTCTCAATGGGCGGCAGGCCAGCAGCTCGCCGCTCCATCCTGGTGCCACCGAGACCCAGCTCCTCCTCCGGCTCTTCCACGGCCGGTGCCGGGCGTGGCGGCATCCCGATCCGCCCCTCGTCCTGCCGGGGCCCGGTCTCCAGGAAGCCGTGCTGGAACACGCCCTCGCGACCACGAGGCTCTGCCTCTCTGATCACCTCCTCCGGCTCTTGCCCTCGACGTTCAGCGAGGACCCGCGAGCGGTCGGCCGCCCTGGTCTGGTCTTCGGTGGCCGCTACTTCGGGGTCGATGGTGACGAGCATCCGTTCTTGGAGTTGCGCCTCGTCCCGCGCCCTACGCGATGCCCTCAGGGATTCGAGCGGATCGTCTGACGTGGCAGCAGAGTCACGGTCACGCTGCTGCCGGGCACGTCTCAGCTCCGCGAGTGGATCGTCCTGGAGCTGCTGGTTGGTCTGGCCGGTGGCCATGCCTACCTCTCCGGCTCGTCACCCACCTGGGATCCGGGCTGTCCCGAGATCACCGGAGCGGGGCCAGCGGCTCGCATGATCGCAGCTCTGTCGGCTGCCGTGATACCAGGGAAGACCCTGTCGAGTTCGGCGGTCCTGTCCGCGAAGTTGAGGTCTTCGATCTCAGCAGCAAAGCCTGGAATCTCTGCCGAGGTGATGGACTGACGCGGCTCGTTCCCACCCAGGCCTGATGCCTCTGCGGGCCCAGCTCCTGGCTGTGCCGTCCGCGACACCGGCTGCAGGAACGTGCCAGCCATCTCGCGAGCCTCACGCCGTGCGTCCTGGAACCGGGCCAGCCCGACCGAGAACGCCTCTGCGGGGCCCATGTACCCGCCGTCGATCAGCGCCCTCTTCTTCGCCGTCAGCTTCTCCTCGCTGGACAGCTCGTCCGCTTCGATGTCGTCAATCCGATCCTGCATCCGGTCGAGGTCGTCCTGGATGGCTTCCTGCCGGGCCTGCGGGACCGGCCTCAGGAAGTCCTCGAACTGATCCGGGTTGTCCTCGAAGATCCCCGCCTGGGCCTCCGAGATCGGCTTGTTCACGTCCTCGGCCTGCTGCATGATGTCCGCGATCCTGGCCGCTCTCGTGCGCTCGCCACCCGTGGTCGTGGGCGTCTCCCTCCCGGTCTCTGCTGCCGTGTCCCTACCCGACTGGGCAGAGATCGACTGCAGCCGCTGCCTGGCGTCCTCAGGGTTGCGCTGCAGGACGAGGATCTCCTCCTCGGACACACCGGCCTGCCGGAGGGCGTTCGCTATCTCAGTGCGCTCCTCGGCCGTCGCGGCTGCCGCCTGCTCCCTCTCGGGCCTGCCGAGGTCGCGCTCCAGTGCAGCGTCGGATCTGACCCGCTGCTCCCTGCCCCTGGGGTTGAAGAAGACCTCATCGTCCGTGCCGGGGATCTCACCCATCGACCGCCGTGACTGATCTGAGATCTCACTGACTGCCGAGAACGCCCCGCTGATCTGCGACCCCGCTGGCGCGACGGCCCCCACCTGCTGGCGGATAGCCCTCGTGGTGGGGTCGGCCAGGGTGGAGAGTTCTGGGCTGCGAGCGATCTCCAGGCGGGTGTTGAACTCAGCCTCTGCCTTCCTCGCCTCACGGTCCTCCTGGCGGGCGTTGAACTCAGCCCCAGCTCGTGCATCTGCCTGGTCAGCCCTTCGGAGCTGCCGGGCCCGCTCGAAGCTCCTGATGAACGTCGAGAGGATGTCGTTGTCTCTGTCCGGTAGGACGCTGGGTCGGAAGGTCACGAGCCGATCCTATCCCCGATGGCCTCACCGATCCCCTGGCCAATGCCGGGCAGCACCAAGCCACCAGCAAAGCCCAAGGCCTTGCTGAAGAACCCGCCACCCTCCGCGTTCTCCTCGGCCGTGGCCCGGTCGAACGCGCCACCCAGGAGATCCACCTGCTGCCCGAGGAGATCGGAGCCCGTGCGCTGCAGGCCCTGGATGTTCTGGAGGTTCTGCCTCGAAGCCTCCAGCGACTGCTGGGCGATGGCGTTCGAGACGCGCCGGTTGAAGTCCTGGAAGAGGCGGCCAGCGTCCTGCTGGAAGAAGCCGGTGCGGAGACGGCCACGACCGACCGACTGTCCGACGAGGCTCTGGAAGTCCTCGCCCAGGCCCTCGCGAGCTTCGTCCAGGAACCCGGATCCGAAGTCGCTGACCGCCTGGCTGGGGTCGAACGCGAGGGAACGCTCCAGGCCAGCACGGCGAGTTGCAGCTCCTGATCTGTCGGTCTCCTCTGAGAGCCGGTTGAACCGCTGCTGTGATCTGCGCTGCTGACCTTCCGAACTGAAGAACTTCTCGGCCATTATGGGGCCTCCGCTACGAGCGATTCGCGCACCACTTCATATTCTAGTTCCACCTGATCGAATATCAAATCTCCTGCCGCCAGCCCGTTGATGGCCTCGGCCAGGAGCTGGAACCACGCGCCCCTCAGGCCAGTCCTGAATCGTGCCGGGCCGGTAAGCGGGAAGGGCAGACTGAGCCCCATCTCGAACCGCTCCGTCAGCCGGTCTGGTGTGAGGTCTGGCAGGCTGAAGATCAGCCGCTCATCTGGCTGTCCGTTCGTCCCGTCGAGGGGCACGAAGTCCACGATGGGCGTGAGCCGGATGTCCACGGCCATGTCGTGGGTGATCGTGATGTAGACGTTCTTGAAGACTGCCTCGCCGCTGGCCCCGGCAGGAGCGACCGCGTTGCTGAGAGCTGACGGCACGTAGGCGACCGTGTTGTCCTCGAAGCCCACGCCAACCTCAAGGACGCTGGCCTCGACGTCTCTGCCCCCGTAGAAGAGGGTCGGAATCGGGGTGCCAGTCATACGACCACCAGATCCACGAACCGGACCCCGCCAGTCAGAGCCCACTCACTGTCGTAGCGGTTCGAGAAGGGGATGACCGACCCGAAGCAACGCACCTTGTGGGTGATCGCGACCCGAACTGCGTCCCCAACGAGGAAGCCCATGCTCGTGATGTTGTGGGAGCTGAAGCCCGACACGTTGGGTAATGCGACCGTCTCGAAGGTCCAGGGGACGGCTGCGGTGAGGTTCCTGAGGTAGATCTTGGTGCTGTGGTCTCCTGGGGGAACGCCCGCAGCGGTGGGCCTTGGGCAGGTTCGCAGGCCACCACTCCCAGCAGTTCCGTCCGGTGTGTTCGTATTCTGCCAGAACAAGTTCAGGAAGAAGAAGCCGCCAGCGATAATGATACCGGCCTGGCTGATGGCGTCCTGATTTTGCGCGTCAGGACCAGCGTAGCACTGCAAGAGGTTGCTGGCGGGGATCTGGACGTTCGCGCCCTTCGTGAACTGCATTTGGTAGGAGTTGAGCTTCTCAATCTGGGGCGCGGGCAGAGCCTCGCCGTCCGTGAAGTTGTCTTGGAATCGGAGCGGGTATCCGGGCGATGCAGCGTTGTAGGTCGCACGGAAAAACGGGCCCGTAACCCCCGGAACGAAGTCACCCCTGAGTGGAGGCGTTGGGTCCGAGTCGCTCGCGGTGCCATCCGGGGACGTCTCAGGACCAGCCTCCTGAACCGTCAAGAAGACGTTGATGTCGAGCAGCTCGTGGCCAGGAGGTAGGATGGTATCGACGTTCATCCGGGAGTCGTTGCTGTTGAGCATCTCCCAGAGCCCATCGTTGTCACCTACGCGCTCCCTGAGGACGATGGGGTCTGCTATCGTGGTGGTGGATCCCTGACTGGCAACGGGCCAGTCGTCTGGGTCGCTGGACGTGTAGCCAGGCGAGAACTGCCCGCCCAGGATGTAGCGCATACTGAACTTGTAGTCCGTGAGCGGTTGGATCGCCTTGCCCGAGGACTGGCTCTCTAAGGTGACCGTGACGATCTGAAAATCCTGGGCATTGGCCGGGACACGCCCGGTGAGTGTGTAGTTCGCCCCACCGTCTTCCGAGACGTGGATCTCAATGTCTTCAGCGCCGATCTGGCCGACGTTCTCGAAGAGGATCTCCACCTGGATGGCCATCGCCGGGCCGACCCCGAACGCCAGGGTAGTCGTGGGCTGGAACTGACGGTTGTCTGTGAAGTTGATAGTAGCGGAGGTCGTGCTGAGAGCGATGAGGTTACCGACTGAACCTGACGTTCTCGCTCTAAGGAGGATGCCATTCGGACCCCCGGATGGGGACGATACCGTGGGGTGTGGTGTCACGGTCGAGGCCGCGTAGTCCACACCAGGAGTGCCCGTCGCGTTCAGGACGTGGAACAGGTTGGTGTTTGAAGCCTGCCGATCTATCCCGATCTGCAAGTTGCCATCGACGTCCGTCAGCACGGTCTGGTAGGTGTAGACCTTCCCGTCAATCGTGACCGTATCGCCGTCCAAAACCTGGATGGGAAAATTGGCGTTCGCTTCGGCCTCATCATCGAACACCAGGTCCTCGGGGGCTCCAGCGGGTGGCCCGCCGCCGCCAGCCTGGGACTGAGTGGAGAAGAACAGGCCAGAGGACTGCGCCACCTCACCCAGCTCGTAGTAGCTCCACCGGGGACGGTTCGGATCGCGGATAGAGAGAGCGTAGACGCGCTGCCCCCAGACGAACTGCACGACCCTGGTACGCGGGTCATAGGCGGCGAAGGCGTCCTGGGGATCAGACTCAGCCACCAGTGAGGCCGGGTCAGGCCCGCCGATGTCGAGCGGTACGGCGATGTCCTTCGACGGCCCGCCCGTCGTGACCCTGGGGCCCTGGGTGGACCAGAAGAACACGTTGCCCGCGATGCTCACGGCCAGCCTGCTGCCCACAGCTCCGAAGAGCGAGTCGGCCAGGCGTATGCCGAAGGTGTCGGGGGAGTACCCGAAGATCTCGTAGGTCTCCGTCTCCTTGAACACCATCAGGGTGGGGCCCGCACTGCGGCAGACCATCACGGTCTCGCCCTGCTGGCCAGCCTCGAAGAAAGCGAAGTCCTCGAAGACCCTGCTGTTCCCGGAGTTGCTGACCCTGACCACGTCTCCGCGCACCGGGTCATCGAAGTTGCCGTAGCCCCAGCCGAAGATGTACGACAGGTGGCGCACGACCCCACGGAAGAAGACGTCCCGCTGGCCGTTGATGCCGTCCAGGTCAGCCTGGAGGTTGGAGAGCTGTGGGTGATCCTCCGGGTCGTAGACCTGGGTGACGATCCGAGAGGTCGGGTTCGGCTCATCGTGGGCGATGAAGAACTTGTTGTCGGAGTCGGCCCCGATGATGATCGGCGGCTCGAATGTGACGCCTCCGTCGAGCGTCCCGAGGAGGCCGACTGCGACTGGTGCCGTCCCGTCGATCAGCATCCGATTGAGCCACACCTCCCGGTTGCTGCCGCCCGTCGTGTTGTAGCCGACGCCCATGGCTGCGGCCTCGGAGCGCAGCGGTTCGAGCATGACCGTCACATCAAGATCGGTGGGCCCATCATCCTGGAGGACGCTGGCTACGGCCAGCCCCTGTCGGACCTGTGCCTTGCCGTCGAAGAGGGAGACGTTCCTCAGGTCCTTGAAGCTGGTGGGCCTCACCACCATGACGCCCTTGGATCGTTCGAGGCCCTCCCCGTAGGGCAGCGTGAGGATCTTCCGGTCTCTGTCGGCCATCAGCTCCAGCCAGTGGGGGGAGCGGGGGGTGCCTGGAAGAACGCGCCCTGGAGGAAGGCTTCCATCTCCAGGATCTGGGTGTCTGACACTTCGATGTTGTGGCCAGAGTACCACGCGAGCTTCATCGGGGAGCCCTCAAAGAAGCGGTAGTTGCCGATCATCATCGTAGGATAGGTGATGAGGGTTCCGGTGCCAATCGAACTCCCCACCTCCACCCCGTTCACCCTGATGATCCGACCCCCATCTCCGGCCCTGCAAGTGATCTGCAGCCTGTCCCCTTCAGCCACGAGGCCGGGAGCGGTCCTGGTGTTGTCATCGCCGCCGCTGTCGTTGTAGTCGAACGCCACCGTGCCGTCCTGGAGGATGGCGACCAGGAGGTTCCTGCGGACCCGATTATCGTTCCCACCGAGGAGGACGATGTGGCCTTGCGTGAGGTCGGTCGCTTCGCATACGAGGAAGACTGTCACGCGCCGTCCTTGGGGGTCTCCCTGTGGCCCGGCGTTGTAGCCGAGCCCAAGGCCACCGTCGAATACGTCCATGCGACACGAGAGGGTGGAGAAGTCCACCACACCCAGCGCCCGGCCATTCGGATCCCAGCCTTTCTCCTCCCAGGTGGGGCGCGGGGAACCGTTGCCGGTTACCGTTACTGCCCCCGGCACGGTGCTGCCCGAGTCGTCGGGCCAGGTCCCGAAGAAGCCCGACCCCACCGGATTTTCGACAAGCGGGAGGGGCTCAGGCCCCCTGGAGTCCAGTTCAATCCTCTGCTCCGCGATCACCGGCTGCACGGGAGGATCGACAGCGGCGGTCCAGGGCGTGTCACCAGGGACGATGATGGGAGGGGGCTCGAACTCCCACTCCGTGCCGATGGAGATCTGGAAGGTAAACGCCAGGAACCTCTCGTACTCTGCGATCTGCTGCGTGGTGAGGAGTCCCCCGAACGCCGCGAAGTAGACGATCAGCCGGTCTAGGCCACCGACCACACCGACGCCCGGCCCAGCCTGCTGTGGCTGAGACTCGCCCAG